GGAGCAGTTACTATTGGTCCTGATTATTCAACTGCAAAAAACATTATTCTTTCTGCAACAAACTTAACAGGAACTGTTGTTCCTCTTGAGGCTCACGTTATTTATTCTGATGCTAAGGGTATTGTAAATTATGCACAAGTAAAAGACTTACCTTTTACTGCTAACACGGGTACAGTAACAGGAGTAACAGGAACTGCTCCAATAGTTTCAAGTGGAGGTAATTCACCGGCTATTAGTATTAATGACTTTACAGGTGCAAACGGAACAACTGCAGGAACTAAAGGTGCAGTACCTGCACCGGCTGCAACAGACAATGTTAAGTATTTAAAAGGAGATGGAACTTGGGCAACTATCCCTTCAGGTTTTGCAGGATTTGATATTACTGATGGTGCTAATCCATTTAGTGTTGCATCAGGTAATACGGTTTCATTTGGTTCTAAGACTTTATCTATTGATACTTCAACTGCATTACAAGTTTCCATTGAGTTACCTGCTACAGGAATTACTGCAGGTGCTTATACCTCAGCAGATATTACGGTAGATGACCAAGGTAGAATAACTAAAGTTAGTGATGGTGGTGCAGGAACAATGAGTTCGTTTACGGTATCATCAGATAGTGGTACAGACCAAACAATAACTGACGGAGAGAAACTTATTATTAGTGGTGGTACTGCACTGTCAGGTGTGGTTGGTGCTACGGATAAGGTAACCATTAATCACGATACCTTTGGAACTGCAGGAACATATGCATATCCTTCTCAAGTAGTAACAAACGCAACCGGTCACATTACCTCTATTACTGCAGGTAGTGCTCCGGGAACAATGTCTTCTTTCAAACTTAGTGCCGATTCAGGTACTGCAGAATCAGTTGTAGATGGTAACACAGTAACTATTGCAGGAAGTGTAGGCATTGATACAGTAGTAAGTGCTACTGATACAGTAACTATAGGTCTTAATCTTTGTGAACTTACAGAGCCAAAAGACGATATAAAACCTGATACAGATACACTTGCAGGTTGTATTGCCGGAAATAACGCAGGTGTTGTAATTGGTAAACTTCCAATTACTGTGTTTGCTAAACCTACAGGTAACCTTGATATGAATGGTAAGAGGATTGTTGATATGGCTGACCCAACAGGGGTTCAGGATGCAGCAACCAAAAACTATGTAGACACTACATTCGCAGGTTCAGGTGCATTGGTTTACCAAGGTGGATATGATGCATCAACTGCAGCACCAACAGGTACTTCAGTTAAGAAAGGATTTACTTATGCAGTAACCAAAGGTGGTACAGGTGTACCTGCAAACTTTTGGAGTCCTGCTTTAGAAATTGGTGATTTAATTATTGCTAATATAGACAATCCTACAAGTGCAGCAGATTGGACAGAGATTAACAAGAACATTGATGTTGCAACTGCAACAGTTCAAGGTATTGCTAACTTCCCAACTGCAGGTGGACTAAGTGTTAGTGCAGGAGCGGTAAGTTTACCAAATAAAGTAACTGCAGGTAGTGCAGGTACGGCTTCTAAGTCTGTTGCAATAACAGTTGATGCTAAAGGTAGAGTAACTTCTTTATCAGATGCAGATATTGCTATCGGAGCAAGTCAAGTTAAAAACTTCTGTGCAGAAGTTGAGGCTTGTCAAACTAAAAGAGAATATGTCGAGACGGTTGGTGGTAGTGATACGTTCACTGTTAATCACAATCTTAACTCACAGAATGTAATGGTTCAGGTATATTCAAATGTAAGTCCATTCGATACCGTTCACGTTACGGTAGAGAGAACTGATAAAAATAATGTAACAGTAAGAACGGCAAAAGCACAAGCGGCAGCAGCACTTGTGGTAATGGTTCAGAAAATAGGAAGTTAAATCTAAATGGCATATATAAAGTTTAAGGAACCCATTGATGTTACTGATGACCTTAAGGTTAATGGTACGTCATTGGGGTCCAATGCTTTTACGAGCACGACAATTCCAACTAATAATAATCAGCTAACTAACGGAGCAAAGTATATTACTCTTGCTGAAGTTCCGGGAGAATCTGATACCTTGGCTACAGTTACTTCAAGGGGAGCAACAACAAACAGTGCTCTTACTTTAAACGGTAATGTAACCTTAGGTAGTAATGCTGACTTAATATTTAAAGACTTAGGAGGAACTTTCCCAACATCGGGTAAAGGTTTTGATTGGACTTTAAATAATGATGGTGCAAGAATCTACGCTCAACAACCATCTTCTGATTCAATTAATTTTGTTTTTGAGTTAAGAGATAATACAACTGTAAACGATAAATTTATATTTTACGTTAAAGACTACAGGGGTGCATCATTCAATAGAACTCCACTTGAATTAAGAGGTGGTACTATTGTTGATTTAGTGGATTCGGCTTTATATTCAAATGGCTCTTTAAGACTTTCTAATACAGGTGTTCTTTCAAACGTAACCAACACCAATTGGGATAACGCTTACAACAATCAGATTACAAAACTTGCCGTAACCGGTAACACAACTAAGACTTTAACTGCTACTCAACAAGATGGTGGTACATTAACTGCATCTTGGACAGACAACTCAGCTTCTGTAAGCAATAAAAAAATTACATTATCTGCAGGTTCAGGTATGAGTGGTGGAGGAGACTTTACGCTAAACCAAACCACAGACGAAACAATTACGCTTACAAACAACGACAAAGGTTCTTCTCAGGCAATATTTAAAAATGTAACTGATGGTAAAGCTATTATTAAAGCAGCATCAAATAACGACACCTTAACTTTTGTTGGTTGTAAAGGGACAAATGTAACTATTGACGAAGAAAAAAAAGAAGTTCAGTTTTGTGTTGATAGACAAACTTTGTCTGTAGTAAATGAAGAACTTACTATAAGCGATGGAAACACGGTAACACTTCCTACTAATACAGGACCGCAAGGTCCTAAAGGAGACACGGGAGCAGCCGGTCCTAAAGGAAATACCGGTGCTCAAGGACCAATAGGCTTGACAGGACCGGAGGGTCCGGAAGGTCCTAAGGGACCACAGGGTGACACCGGAGCAAAAGGAGATACGGGTGCTCAAGGTCCTAAAGGAAATACCGGTGCTCAAGGTCCTATCGGTTTAACAGGTCCTGCAGGTCCGGAAGGACCGCAAGGGGATATTGGTAAAACCGGTCCTCAGGGTGCAAAAGGCGATACCGGTGCACAGGGTCCAATTGGGTTAACAGGTCCGGAAGGACCGCAAGGACCAAAGGGTGACACGGGTGACGAAGGTCCCAAAGGGGATACAGGTTCTCAGGGTCCTAAAGGAAGTACAGGTCCGGCAGGAGCAGACGGAAAGAATGGTGCTCAAGGTCCCGAAGGTCCGGAAGGTCCTAAGGGTGCTACAGGAGCAGCAGGAGCAAAAGGCGATACCGGTGCAACAGGTCCTCAAGGACCAATTGGATTAACGGGACCAACAGGTCCACAAGGTCCTAAAGGAGACCAAGGAGATGAAGGACCAACAGGTCCTAAAGGAAGCACAGGCTTAACAGGTCCTCAAGGACCTAAGGGTGACCAAGGAGACGAAGGACCAACAGGTCCTAAAGGAAGTACAGGTTTAACAGGTCCACAGGGACCTGCAGGAGCAAACAGGTGCAGTAGGTCCACAAGGACCTGCGGGAGCAGATGGTAAAAATGGTGGAATAGGACCGGAAGGACCGGCAGGACCGCAAGGACCTGCAGGTGCTAAGGGTAGTACCGGAGCAGTTGGACCGCAAGGTCCTAAAGGAGACACGGGTGGTACAGGTGCTAAGGGTGATACAGGTGCTAAGGGTGATACCGGAGCAGTTGGACCGACAGGACCAAAAGGTAGTACCGGAGCAGTTGGACCGTCAGGTCCGGCAGGAAAAGATGGAGCAACAGGACCGGAAGGTCCGGAAGGTCCTGCAGGAAAAGATGGAGGAACAGGACCACAAGGACCTATTGGATTAACAGGTCCACAAGGACCTGCAGGTGCTAAAGGAAATACAGGAAGTGTAGGTCCACAAGGTCCGGCAGGTGCTAAAGGAAATACAGGGTCAACGGGTCCACAGGGACCTGAGGGACCTCAAGGTCCTAAAGGAAATACAGGAGGCACAGGTGCTACGGGTCCACAGGGACCGGCAGGTGCTAAAGGAGCAACGGGAAGCACAGGTCCTCAAGGACCTCAGGGTGCAACCGGTTCGAAAGGAGCAACGGGAAGCACAGGTCCTCAAGGTCCACAGGGTCCTCAAGGTCCGGCAGGAGCAGATGGTGGTGGTGATATTTTCTTTAACGGCAAAGCAGTGGGTATTAAAAGCCAAGAGTTTGTTACCGATGCCAAAAGTCCTTATTTAAAGATAACTTTCGATGAAAATTTTATATCTTTGTAACTAATAATTAATTTAATATAAATCAAATGGCAAAAAGTAAAAAATTAACAGAACAAGAACTTACACAAGTTCAATCAATGCTTAACGCATTCAACCAATTGAAAATGCAACTTGGTGATGTTGTTTTGCAACAGAGACAGATTGTTGATAATATCGACAAAGTCAAAGCAGACTACTCAGTAGTCGAAAAAGAACTAACCGAAAAGTACGGTGATGATGCGGTAATCAATCCCCAAACAGGAGAGGTTACCACAAAGGAACAAGAAGCTTTAGAAAAAGAAAAATAAAAAATGGCAAGAATAGCAACATATCCTGTAGATGCAATACCTACTATTAACGACAAGGTAATAGGTACTGATGTCGATAATGAGTTGATTACAAAAAATTATAGGATTGGAGATATTCTAGCATTAGTACCGGGAGGCTCTGCCTCCGTTCAGTCATTAAATACCCTTACGGGTGACTTAAACTTAATAGGAGCCGGAGGCATTAGTATTAGTGCTTCCGGAACCGACATTACTATTACAGGCAGTAGTAGCGGTGGAGGTATCCAAACTATTGATGGAGCAACCGGACCTGATATTGATTTAGCAGGTAAGGGAGGTATTACAATAACTGCAGTAGGGAACTTAATTAATATAGATGGTTCAGGTATTTCAGGTGGTAATCCCGGAGCACCTGTTAATGGAGTTCAATTTAACGATGGCGGTAGCTTTGGTGCAGGTGAATTTTTTACAGTAGATTTAAAAGGATATGGAAATCCTGCAGTCAATATTGGTAAAGGACAAGAAGTTAAAGGTCAGTTAAATATATTTGCAGGAGCCGGTGAAGGTGCTTTCTATGGAGAGACAAGATATTATGATGCAATTGGCTCGGGTCAATTTGCTGCTTGGGCAACACCGGGTCAAATTTCAAAACAAAGCTATGCAGTTGCATTACCGGAAAACGAACCTGCAACCGGTCAAGTATTAGTTATTGATAAAGCTGCAACCTCATCATCTCCTTATACATCCTTATGGACCACAGTTAGTGGTGGGAGTAATGATAAGTTTAAATATGATTCAGCAGATACTCAAGCAGGATTTTTTAGTGACAAAGTTTCAATAGGTTCAGGTTTATCAGGTTCAGTCAATACTGATGCACAAGGAGTTAAAACATTAACCATAAGTGCTCAATCAGTTAGTACAGTAAATAGTATTAAAGTTGGCAGTTCTTCAGCTTCGGGAACTTTTGGATTTGAAGGAAGTGGGGTAACAATGAGAACAGGTGGTCCAAACGAACCACAACAAATTGTTGACTTTGATTATCAAGATATTTTAGTTAGTGGGACAAACATTAAAACAGTTAATGGAAATAGTCTTCTTGGTGGTGGAAATTTAGCTATTACTGCTACTGCAACACCGGGTGGTGCAGTATCTAATATTCAATTCCATAATGCAAACGGATTATTGGATGGTGATAGTCAATTCACTTACAACTTAGATTCAGTTAACAAAATTGCTACGGTTAAAATAGGTAATGAAACAAGTCCATCTGAAACATATGGGGTATTAAGACTTGATGGAAACAGTAATAGTGAAGGTGGTAGAGTTGAATTTAGAACAGGCTCAAGTAAATCCGCAACCGTTCAAACAGTTACTGTTAAAGCACCGGATGCAGGGGTTGAACAAGTAATTTCATTACCTGAAACTTTACCTACTGCAACAACTCAAGTCTTAGGTCTTAAAGCAATTAGTGGAACAGACATAAGAACTGAATGGGTAAATGCAGGAGGAGGTACATCGCTACCTTATACAAGTTATGAAGCTAACTTTTCAGTAACCGCTAACACTGTATTGGAAAAAGTATTAAGCAATACAACAGGTTTATCTTTTGGTTGGATTGATAATACTCAAGGACAATTAATAGTAAAGATGGGTGGACTTCAGAAAGAGGTAGACGTGCTAGTGTTGTTAAATGGGTATGGTGGTGCTCAAGCAGAGATTACTATTGATATAATGGACCAAGACTTTGTAAATCAAAACTTAGACATTACACAAGGTAACATTGAAATTAGAGTATATTAATGGATATTAGAAAAATTTCAGTAGGACCTGATTATAAGTCAGGTGCAATGCACTACTTAGTAGGTCAAGTTATTTTAAATGGAAGCTATGTTATACATTTAATTAAGTATGATATTGATAGAGACTCTATCTTGATATACATACAAAACGATGATGAAGTTTTACTTTGGAAAGAGTTTACTTCTACTATGCCAATATCAGTTGAGTATAATATAAACTTTTAATAAAATGTCAGAGCAGGAAAGAAAAGAACTTGAAAGTAAAGTGTCGGTTCTTAAAAAACAGAAAGAAGCAACATCAGATTGGATGGAGCAAATGTCTATTGCTGATGACATTCACAACATTGAAATGAAATTAAATGGAGTCAAGCCAACTGATTCACATATAGATTGTATTGGTTGTGGCTCATAAATTAAATTATGAAATCACCAACATCTTTTATTGTAAGACCTGTAAAAGGGAAGAGATACGATAACACTAAAACCTACGGAGATATTGATTTTATAATTAGCACATCTCAAGAGGATTCAAGATTTTCAAATCGTAAAGCGGAAGTTGTAGAACTACCGATAAATTATAATGGACCTATAAAAGCAGGAGACATCCTTCTTGTGCATCATAATGTTTTTAAATATTATAATGATATGCAAGGGAAAATTCAAAGTGGGAGAAGTTATTTTAAAGATGACTTATTCTTTATAGACGAAGAACAATATTTTGCTTATCATAATGGTAAGAAGTGGAATTCAGTAAACAGATATTGTTTTGTAAAACCTATTCCTGTTGAGGATAGCTACATATATAAACCATTAAGCGAGGAACCTTTGATAGGTATGATTAAGTACCCTAATAAGTACTTAATACAACAAGGAGTTAACGAGGGTTGTAAAGTTACATTTAAACCTGAAAGCGAATATGAGTTTCAAATTGATGGGGAAAAGCTTTATAGAATGTTTGACCATCAAATAACAATGATGTTATGAGTTATATTTATTGGGAAGATGAATGGAACGAACACGATGGTTCTCCAATACCTATTAGAAAGTCTAAAAGAATTAAAAATGAAATCAAAAGAAATAAAATTAAAAATAATAGAAGCAGGTCACAGAGCGGTAGAACAACTGATAAAAGTAGCGAAGGAAGCGATTATTAAACACGACCCCGAAGATGATTTATCTGCTGACAGATTAAAGAATGCAGCAGCTACAAAGAAGTTAGCCATATTTGATGCGTTTGAAATTCTAAATAGAATTGAATCTGAAAAAGAAGCTATTGAATCATTAGAGAGAGGAGTTAATAAAACTGATACAAAACAAGGATTTGCAGAAAGAAGGTCTAAATAAACTATTTAATGTACTTGATGGTATTGTACCTAAAAATGTTTTAACGTCTAAGAACAAGGCTAAAACGTGGGAATACGGGTATAATCAAAAGTATGATTTTATTGTTATATCTAAGACCGGTCAAATAGGTGATATAATTACAATACAAGGATTAAGAATTGCACTTCCAAAAACACCCAAAACTGTATATCAAAGAAGTAAGAAAAAATCAGAACAATATTGGGAAAGAAATATTATCCCCAACGCTTTAAATAAAATAAATTCTATATTTCAATGGAATGAAATGGCATCAGAGTTTAAAGACCGGTGGGTTGATTATATAGAACAGGAGTTTGAAAAAAGAGAGGAAGGCTTTTGGTTTATGTCAAATGGAATTCCTACATATATAACAGGTGCTCACTATATGTATCTTCAGTGGACTAGCATTGATGTAGGTTATCCTGATTTTAGAGAAGCAAATAGATTACTTTATATTTTTTGGGAAGCCTGTAAAGCGGACAAAAGAAGTTTTGGAATGATTTACCTAAAGATAAGACGTTCAGGTTTTTCTTTTATGTCATCATCTGAATGTGTTAATACAGGTACACTTGCTAAAGATTCAAGGGTAGGTATTTTATCTAAGACAGGTTCCGATGCTAAAAAAATGTTTACAGATAAAGTGGTTCCTATTAATAGTAGATTACCCTTCTTCTTTAAACCTATTATGGATGGTATGGATAAACCTAAAACAGAATTAGCGTTTAGGATTCCCGCATCTAAGATTACAAAAAAAAATATGTTTGATACAACCGATGATGAGTTGTATGGATTAGATACCACTATAGATTGGAAAAATACTGATGACAATAGTTATGATGGTGAAAAGCTTTTGTTATTAGTTCACGATGAAAGTGGTAAATGGATAAAACCAAATAACATTCTAAACAATTGGAGGGTAACTAAAACTTGTTTAAGATTAGGTAGTAAAGTTATAGGTAAGTGTATGATGGGTTCAACATCTAATGCTTTAGATAAAGGGGGAGACAACTTTAAAAACCTATATACAAATTCAAATGTATTATTACGAAACGCAAATGGTCAAACTAAAAGCGGAATGTATTCACTTTTCATCCCTATGGAATGGAATATGGAAGGGTTTATTGATAGATATGGAATGCCTGTTTTTAGAAATCCTGAACAAGGGGTCGAAGGAATAGATGGTGAAGCAATATATCAAGGTGCGATAGATTATTGGGAGAATGAAGTTGAGTCTTTAAAGAAAGACCCTGATGCATTAAATGAATTTTACAGACAATTTCCTAGAAGTGAATCACACGCATTTAGAGATGAAAGTAAACAATCAATATTTAATCTTACTAAAATATATCAGCAGATAGATTATAATGATTCTTTAATAATAGACCATCACTTGACTAGAGGTGATTTAGTTTGGAAGAATGGAATAAAAGATTCTAAAGTTGAATTCACACCAAATCAAAGAGGAAGGTTTTATGTTTCTTGGACCCCATCTAAACAATTACAAAATAGAATAGAAATAGTTAATGGTAAAAAAACTCCGGGAAATAAACACATAGGTGCATTTGGTTGTGATAGTTATGACATATCAGGTACTGTTGGCGGCGGTGGTTCCAATGGAGCACTTCACGGATTAACTATGTTTAATATGGACGATGCACCTAGTAATGAATTTTTCTTAGAATATATTGCTAGACCACAAACTGCTGAGATATTTTTTGAAGATGTTTTAAAGGCTTGTGTGTTTTATGGAATGCCTATTTTAATTGAAAATAATAAACCAAGATTATTATATCATTTTAAAAACAGAGGGTATAGAAGTTACTGTATGAATAGACCTGATAAACATTACAATAAATTATCAAAAACAGAAAAAGAATTAGGTGGAATTCCTAACTCAAGTGAAGCAGTGAAACAAGCACACGCTTCTGCTATAGAATCCTATATAGATGCAAACATAGGAATGAAAGAAAATAACGAAATGGGTGACTGCGTTTTTACAAGAACTTTAGAAGATTGGGCAAAATTTGATATTAGCAATAGAACTAAGTTTGATGCTAGTATATCTTCGGGTTTGGCGATAATGGCTTGTCAGAAACACCTATATATACCGCAGCAAAAAGTTTCAAAAATAAAGATTAACTTTGCAAGGTATAGTAATAAAGGTACAATAAGTGAAATTATTAGATGAAGAAAGTAGACATTAACATATCATCTACAGGATTTCCTAGTCAATTTGTTTCAGATTCAGAAAAAGCTACTGATGAATTCGGATTACAAATAGGACAAGCTATTCAGTATGAATGGTTTAAAAGAGACGGAAATAGTTGTAGATATTATAATCAATGGAGAGACTTCCATAGACTAAGATTATACGCAAGAGGAGAACAGTCAGTAGCTAAATACAAAAACGAATTAGCAATAGATGGTGATTTGTCTTATCTAAATTTAGATTGGACACCTGTGCCGGTATTGCCTAAGTTTGTAGATATCGTTGTGAATGGAATGCAGGGCAGAGAATTTGTACCTAAAGCTTTTGCTCAAGATGCATTATCACAATCTAAAAGAAGCAAGTACCAACAAATGGTTGAGGGACAAATGGTCGCTAAACCTATGCTTGAAACTATACAAAAGAAAACAGGTGTAAACCCTTTCACTGTAGAGCCTGAAGAACTACCAAATTCTGATGAAGAATTAAAGCTATATATGCAGTTAAACTACAAACCTGCAATTGAAATAGCTGAAGAAGAAGCTATTAGTACTTTGTTTGAGGCTAATAAGTATGATGATATTAGAAAAAGGTTAGACTATGATATGACAGTTCTAGGACTAGCAGTAGCAAAGCACGAGTTCCTACCCGGAGCAGGTGTAAAGTTAAGCTATGTAGACCCTGCCAATATTGTTTATAGTTATACAGAAGACCCATATTTTAAAGATTGTTTTTATTGGGGTGAGATTAAAACTCTTCCAATTATAGAACTTAAAAAGATTGACCCAACTTTAACAAACGAAGACTTAGATGAAATATCTCAGTACTCACAAAGTTGGTATGACTACTATAACAACGCTCAAGCTTACCAAAACGATATATTCTATAAAGACACTGCCACAGTTATGTACTTTAATTATAAGACAACTAAGAAAGTTGTTTATAAAAGAAAAGTAAAAGACAATGGTAATGTAAGTATGATAGAGAAGGATGATAATTTTAATCCTCCTTCTGAAATGATGGATGAAGGTAACTTCACAAAAGAGTCAAAGACTATTGATGTATGGTATGAAGGAGTAATGGTTATGGGTACGAACATTCTTTTACAATGGAGAATGATGGAGAATATGGTTAGACCACAGTCTGCTACCCAACACGCTATCCCAAATTATGTAGCTAACGCACCAAGAATGTATAAAGGAAATATTGAATCTTTAGTTAGAAGAATGATTCCTTTTGCAGATTTAATTCAAGTAACTCATTTAAAATTACAACAAGTAATATCTAGAGTTGTGCCTGATGGTGTGTTTATTGATGCTGATGGATTAGGTGAGGTAGACTTAGGAACAGGTAATGCCTATAATCCCGAGGATGCTTTAAGATTATACTTTCAAACAGGTAGTGTTATCGGTAGAAGTTATACTCAAGATGGTGATTACAACCAAGCAAAAGTACCTATTAAAGAATTACAATCTAGTTCAGGTGCTTCTAAAACTCAAATGCTTATAACTAATTATAATCATTACTTAAACCAAATTAGAACTGTTACAGGTCTTAATGAGGCGAGAGATGCTAGTATGCCTGATTCAAACTCTTTAGTAGGATTACAGAAAATGGCAGCATTAAATTCTAATGTAGCAACTAGACATATACTACAAGGAAGTCTATATATCTACAAAAGTTTAGCTGAAGCTATTACATATAGAGTTGCTGATATTTTGGAATACGCTGACTTTAAAGAGGAGTTTATAAATCAAATAGGTAAATACAATGTTTCTATACTTGGAGATATATCTGATTTATATATTTATGACTTTGGAATATTTATAGAGTTATCTCCTGATGAAGAACAAAAGGCACAATTAGAACAGAATATTCAAATGGCTTTATCAAAAGGTGATATTAACCTTGAGGATGCAATTGATATTCGTGAGATAAAAAATATGAAACTTGCTAATCAGCTTTTAAAAATGAAGCGAATATCTAAGCAAGAGAGAGAGGAAAAAATGGCTATGCAACAACAGGCTATGAAATCTCAACAAATGATTAAGCAACAGGAAATGACTGTACAGGCTAATCAGCAGAAACTACAAATGGAAACTCAAGCTAAACTTCAGTTTAGACAGGGTGATATTGCTTTTGAAATAGAAAAAATGAAGCAAGAGGCTATGTTGAAATCACAGTTAATGCAAGAAGAGTTTCAATTAAATATGCAGTTAAGAATGGTGGATGCTCAATCTTTACAAGGAAGAGAAGAGCAAAGAGAAAAAGCAAAGTCTGAACGTATATCTCAAGCAAACTCGGAACAGTCTAAGCTTATTAACCAAAGAAAAAATAATTTACCTCCAATGAACTTCGAATCAAACGAGGATAGTTTAGATGGTTTTGATTTAGCAGAATTTAACCCTAGATAAATCGTCTAAAACTGTATTATTTTTTGTGTAACTTTGTATAAAATTAAATGTAATTAAATATGGAAATAAAAGTAAAAGAAGTTGGAGCGGCTGAAGAGAAGTCTGTTCAACAAGTTGAGCAGGAATTGTTAGAGAAACATCAAGAAAGTTTAGATTCGGGTGTTACTCCTGAAGAAACTAAAGTTGAAGCAACAACTGAAACCAAACCGGAACCTGTATCTGAAGAGAAACAAGTTCAACAAGAAGAAATTAAACCTCAATCCTCAGAGTTAAACGAGGAAGAAGTTCTTAAATTTATTGGGAACAGATACGGTAAAGAGATTAAATCTCTTGACGAGTTAAATCAACAGAGGGAGGAAGAACCTCTACCTGAAGATGTGGCTAAGTATCTTAAGTATAAAAAAGAAACAGGTCGTGGATTCGATGACTTTGCTAAAATGCAAAAGAATTATGATGAAATGGAACCTGATAGATTGCTAAGAGAATATCTAAGTGCAACTGAAAAAGGTCTAGATGCTGAAGACATTACGGACCTTATGGAAGATTATCAATACGATGAAGACATTGATGATGAAAAGCAAATTAGAAAAATAAAATTAGCAAAGAAAAAGACTATTGCGAAAGCCAAAGATTATTTTGCAAAACAACAGGAGTTATATAAAGTTCCTCTCGAGTCGAGAAGGGATTCAAGTCCTGAAGTTGAAACAGAAGAATACAAGGCATATAAACAATATATAGCTGAAGCGAAGACAGTAGAGGAACGGAACTCAAGAGCGAGGGAAGTTTATCTAGAAAAAACAAACAATGTATTCAGTGAGTTCAAAGGTTTTGAGTTTACGTTAGACGATAACAAAGTTTACTTTTCACCCGGTGATTCAGATGAGTTATTAAAAGTTCATTCTAATCCTAGTACGTTTATTCAACAGTATCAGGAAGAAGATGGTTCTCTTAAAAACGCTGAAGGTTACCATAGGTCACTAGCAATGGCAATGCATCCTGAAAAGTTTGCTAAATTCTTTTATGAGCAAGGCAAGTCTGCAGCAGCAGATGAGCAAATGAAGAAGTTAAAAAATATAAATATGACTACTCGTTCTGCTCCGGAAGTAGGAAGCACTAAATCAGGTATGCAAATTAAATCTGTAAGCACCGACCACGGTAGGGGTTTAAAGATTAGAAGTAAAAAAAAGTAAATTGTTAAACTAAAAAATTAAAAAATGAGTGTATTAAACGTACCCGGTTTTGACTTACAACCAAGTGCACAAAGAGTGCCTTTAAAGTCAAACTACATTACTAATTTTGATTTCTTGAATCAGTATCTTCCTGATACATATGAGAAAGAATTCGAAAGATATGGTAATAGAACAATCGCATCTTTCCTAAGAATGGTAGGTGCAGAAATGCCATCTAACTCTGACCTTATCAAATGGGCAGAACAAGGTAGATTGCATACTAAATATGTAAAGTGTACAACTGCTGCATTAATCAACGCAGACGAAGCTGACTTCGTTATCGGTGATGCAGGTAACCCTGCTTTTGGTGCAAGTAATAGTATCGCAATTAGAAAAGGACAGACTGTATATATCTCTGATAATGCAGGTGGTGGTTCAGCTAAAGCGGTAGTAACTAAAGTTGACTACGCTACTAAAACAGTAAGCGTTGCATTTTATGACAACAATGGTATTCCTGTAGCAGGAGCCGGTAAAGAGTTCACAATCTTTATCTATGGTTCTGAATTCAAAAAAGGAACAGTTGGAATGGAAGATTCTTTAGAAGCTGATGACTTCATCTTCGAGAACTCTCCAATTATCATCAAAGACAAATATGCAGTATCAGGTTCTGATATGGCTCAAATTGGATGGGTTGAAGTAACTACAGAAAATGGAGCAAATGGATACCTATGGTATATGAAGTCTGAGCACGAAACAAGATTACGTTTTGACGATTATCTTGAGACTGCAATGATTGAAGCAGTACCTGCGGGTGCAACTTCAGGTGCAGCTACTCAAGCAGTAGCAGGTGCTGAGATGGTAGGTAACAAAGGTTCAGATGGTATCTTCTATGCAGTAGAAAATAGAGGAAACATTTGGGGTGGTGGAAACCCGGCACTTTTAGCTGATTGGGATAACATCATTTCTAGACTTGACAAGCAAGGTGCTATTGAGGAAAATGTTGTATTTGTAGATAGAGATTTCTCTTTCGACATTGACGATATGCTTTCTCAGCAGTCTTCTAATGCAGCAGGTGGTGTATCTTATGGTCTTTTTGACAATGAGAAAGAAATGGCACTTAACCTAGGATTCACAGGATTTAGAAGAGGTTATGACTTCTATAAGTCTGATTGGAAATATTTGAATGACCCAACAATGAGAGGTGGATTACCTACAGGTGCAGGGTCAGGTAGAGTTAATGGACTTTTAGTTCCTGCAGGTTCTACTTCAGTATATGACCAAATTCTTGGTAAGAACGCTAAGAGACCATTCTTGCACGTTAGATATAGAGCTTCTGAAACTGAAGACAGACGTTACAAGACTTGGATTACAGGTTCTGCAGGTGGAGCAGAAACTTCTAGCCTAGATGCTATGGAGGTTCACTTCTTATCTGAAAGAGCAGTATGTACTTTAGGTGCAAACAACTTCTTCTTATTCCAAGAGTAAGAATGAAAATATGTAATTTTTACCCCCGTTGTTGTGACGGGGGTAATTATTACTTTTATAAACTTTAATTTAATTTTACTATAATGAAAAAAAAGACAACAACAAAAGTTGTATTTGCAGATAAGCAATATAAACTTACAAGAGATGTAGCACCTCTTTCTTTTATGCTACCAACAAGACATTCAAGAAGATTCCCACTATTACATTTTGATGAGAACGAAGGAATTAACAGAGAACTTCGTTACGCAAGAAATCAAAAATCACCATTTGTAGATGAGCAAGATGGTAATGCAATATTAGAGCCTGTAATATTTGAAGATGGATTTTTGTTTGTTAAAAAAGAAAACCAAGTACTCCAACAATTTTTACATTATCACCCATTAAACGGAACAAAGTTTGTTGAGGTTGACAAAGCTAAAGATGCAGCAGATATTGTAGACCAACTTATGGTTGAGGCTGATGCTTTAACAGAAGCAAAAAAATTATCTCTTGAACAACTAGAGAATGTGTGTAGGGTTTTATTTAATACTAATGTAGATAAACTAACTTCTTCTGAAATGAAAAGAGATGTTTTGGTTTTTGCTAAAAACAATCCTCAAGACTTTTTAGATATTTGTAGTGACCCTGAATTAAAAATAATGGGTACAGTACAATCGTTCTTTGATAAAGGACATTTGGCTTATAGAAAAAGCAAAAAGGAAGTGTGGTTTAATACACCTACAAACAAAACCAAAATGCTAAACGTACCATTTGGTGCTGATGGATTGGATTTAGTTGTATCATACCTTCAATCTGACGAAGGCATTGATGTTTTAAAGCACTTAGAATCTCTATAAATAAATGTTGTATATTTGCAGGATAGTGCTTACACCAAGTAGGTGTAGGTTTTTTTACTAATCTTAAATAATATATTATGTTAAAGTATTTAGAATTCGAAACCAAGCAAGGTAAACAACAGGTAGCTGCTGACAGTGTCCTTTTTATTGAAGTACTCAGTGCGGAGGTTGCTCACATTTACTTAAAGAATGCTAACAATAGTTACTTAGTAGTAAAGGGTGAAAACCTAGAAGACGGTTTTCTTAAAGTAGTTCAAGACGCTCTCTTTATAGCTGCTACTACTAATTGGATGAAACCAATTGCTGAGGTAGTTTTTGATGGACCTTACTTAGGTATTGGAGTTGAAACTATTAAACTAGAATGCGTACCGTGCAAAGAAGTTCAGGTTTAAGCTTAATTTAAACTAACCCACGGGATTAACTTAGGGACCTCTTCATTTTTGAAGGGGTCTTTTTTTTTTAGTTATCTTTGTACAAAAGAATTAGAGATGATAAATTCAGTAAGGCAAACAGTAATGTCCATCCTGAATAAAAATAATTACGGATACATATCTCCGTCAGATTTTAACTTATATGCTAGACAGGCACAGTTAGATATATTTGAAACATATTTTTATTCATACAACTACCAATTGCAAAAAGAAAATGCAAGACAGTCGGGAACGGGATATGCGGATATTACAAAAGGTTTAGAAGAAGTTATTGATACTTTTTCTGTTACACTTCCATTATTAAATTCAGGTGGTAATAACTATTTTTTACCCTCATTAATTACTACAAGTAATGATTATTATTTAATAAATAAAAATCTTGTATACAATAATGAGTTAGCTGAAGGAACAACAACCGCTACAAACGGTGGTGGTGTGTTGGTTCAAGACACAACTGCTGATTTTATTTCTGCAGGGGTTCAAGTTGGAGATATAGTTTCTACCGTAACAAACGGTATTACATATAATACCACAATAGTTAATGTAGTTAGTTCTACAGATTTAATTGTATCAACTACACCTAACGCAATTGTTTGGAATGCAATAGGAAAAACATATAACATATATTCTGTTAACGATGTTAAGGAGGCAGAGAAAGTTACGCATAGTAAAATAACAATGCTTAATAACTCTTTGCTAACTAGACCTAACCTTACATACCCTGTGTACATACAAAACGGTTTGACGGTACAAATACACCCAAACACTGTTGACGGTGTGGGACAGTTGGTTTCTCAATATATTAGATTTCCGTATCCACCAAATTGGACATACGTTAGTTTAACTAATGGAGAACCTGCGTTTGATGAAACTGCAGTTGATTATCAAGACTTTGAACTACCGAATGATGATGAAGTAAACTTAGTTATGAAAATACTTCAATATGCAGGAATGAGTATTAGAGAGATAGCAGCCGTACAGTTTGCGGGAAGCGAAGAAGCACAAAGTGAACAACAAGAAAAATAATTATGGCATATATATCACAATATCAGTACTACGAAAACGGAGGGATTTCTCCTGAAGACTCTAATTGGGGTTCATATCAATATGTTTCTTTAGAAGATATAGTTAATAATTTTATGTTAATGTATACAGGGAATCATAGCCTTGTAAATAACGAAGAAAGATATAAGGTATTATTTCACGCAAAGAGAGCAATACAAGAATTAAACTACGATGCCTTTAAAGAAATTAAAATACTAGAACTTAGTGTTTGTGACACATTGAGATATGTGTTACCATCTGACTATGTAAATTGGGTTAGAATATCTATGTATAAAGATGGTATACTTTATCCATTAAGTGAAAACATTCAAACTAATTGGGCAAACGCATACTTACAAGATAGTGATTGCCGTATACTATTTGACATAGACGGTAACGCACTAAGTCCTCAAGACTCTACTATAGATTATCAGAGAATAAAAGGTGGTAAAAGGTCTATCTATTTAAATCAAAACTCTCCATATAATGGAAAGGAAGGTTATTGTTGTGACGGGCAATGGTTTTTTGAATATGGTATTGGTGCTCACTACGGGTTAAATACAGAGACTGCCAACGCTAATCCTACTTTTAAGATTAATCCTAAAGGTGGTGTTATTAATTTTAGTTCAGGTATGGCAAATGAACTTTGTGTTTTAGAGTATGTGTCAGACGGTATGGAAAACGGTAATGATAGTTTAGTTACTGTAAACAAACTGTTTGAAGATTTCATCTATGCAGCAATTGAATTTGCAATACTAGGCTCCAAGGTGGGGGTACAAGAATACATTGTAGCTAGACTGAGAAAGCGTAAATCAGCATTGCTTAGAAACGCAAAAATCAGAATAAGTAATATACATCCCGGAAGACTATTGCAAAATCTAAGGGGTAGAGATAAGTGGATAAAGTAATATGGCGAATACGACAAGAAATTTTACTCAAGGAAAAATGAATAAGATGGTGGATGAACGTCTTGTCCCTGACGGGCAGTACGTTGATGCACTAAACATTCGTATGGGTTCTACTGAAGGCTCTGAGATAGGTGTTATAGAAAATTCCAAGGGTAATAACCAACTAACTAGCTTAAGATATTTAAACGCTAATTTAAGCGGTGCAGCTAAATGTATAGGTGCATTTGAAGATGGTGCATTTGAAACAATGTATTGGTTTGTTCACGACCCCAACTTTGAAGGACCGGGAACATTAACAAGTATAGTTGATTTAATTGTTTCCTTTAATACAGAAACACAACTCTTAAGATATCACGTTATTAGTATTGGTGACCCACTAGATGTCACACAGACTAAAACCACATTAAACTTTAACTCAGATTACTTAATCACAGGAGTAAATAAGATTGAGAACTTATTGTATTGGACCGATAATTATAACGCACCAAGACAGATAAATGTAAATAAAAACTATGCTAATCCTGTTGGGCAAATTGATGGGTTTAGTGCAGAAGAATTGTTGGTTATTAAAAAACCACCTGTTACATCTCCATTAGTTACACCTGTTGCTACGTCAAGCCAAGATAATTTTTTGGAAGATAGGTTTATAAGCTTTGCATATAGATATAAGTATGCTGACGGAGAGTATTCCGCTACGTCACAATTTTCAGAGCCAAGTTTTTTACCTAATGCATTTAGATACGATATTAGTACTGCATTAAATTCGGGTATGTTAAATACCACTAACGCTGCTACTATAAGATATAATTCAGGTGGTCCGTTAGTAAAAGAAGTTGATATTCTTTTTAAGGATATGAATAGTTCTGTAATTAAAGTTATTGAATCACTAAACAAAGAACAGGTAGGGTTAGCAGATGATACGGAATACAACTTTAATTTTAATAACAGTAAAATATTTACAATTCTGCCTACTTCAGAAATTTTAAGGTTATATGATAACGTACCGCATTTAGCACAGGCTCAAACAATGATGGGTAACAGGCTAATGTATGGGAATTATTATGAGCAATATGATTTACAAAGAGATTCTGTACCAACTAAGTTTGAATATACTGTAAGTACATCTCAGGAATCAATAGGTAGAACTGACTTAGAAGGTTTAACCGTTCAAGGAAACTATAGTGTTAATGGTGCTCAAGCAATACAGAATAGTGTTGTTGAAGTAGATTTAGATGGATTAGACTTAATACAAGGTGCTACATTAAATATATTAATAAGGTTTGAACACAGTAGTTGGACAGGACAAGCACCATTCCCTGCTGATGAAACTCAAGAACAAAGTATAGAGTTTACTTATATATTACCTCAAAATTTTTCTTCAGTTTATGACTTAGCTAGTTCTGTAGACTTTGCAGAAAAGGTAGGTGTTATAACTAATATACAAACAGTAGATAATGCTTGTAGTGGATTAACATTAACAGATTTATTTAATTGTACAATTTCAAATGAGTTGTCAGGATTATTTAAATATGAAAGTGGAATAAGTACCACAGGTCAACCTATAGAAATTATTACAACTCCGGGGTCAACTAGCATAAAATTACAGTTGTTAGCTATGTCTTTTGTGGATGACCCTACAGGAGCAGCAATTACACAAACTGTATGGGAATACTATAAAATAAACTTAGTAGATGCAGTCTATCAAGAGTTAGGAGACCCATCAAGTTTACATAGTAATAGAGGGTATGAGATTGGTATAGTTTATATGGATGAGTTCAATAGAGCGACATCTGCACAAGTTAGTTTAAATAACAACGTGCACGTTCCCTGTTCTGCATCTGAATTTAAAAATACAATTAATGTAAATATACCAACATCACAACTAGCACCATCTTGGGCAACTAGGTATAAGTTTGTAATAAAACCTGATAAGGAAATTTATAATACAATATATTCACAATTCTTTTTTAGAGACCCTGCTAGTGGAGCGGATTACTTTTTATTAGAAGGTCAGAACTCACAAAAAATAGAACTTGGCGATGAGTTAATTGTAAAGAAAGATACACAAGGTCCAAGAGATAATTGTACATATACAACGGTTCTTGAAAAAGATGCTAAAACAAAAGACTTTTTGGACCCTAAACCCGTTGATATAAATGGTGAGGATATTCCTGTTCCGGCAGGGACATATATGAAATTAAGAGCAAACAACTTTTCTACCGAAGTAGGGGACTTGCCGGTTGTTGCTTATGGTGAAAAAAATAATAACGGAAGTGGTTGTAGGTCTGTTAACTACCCTGTAGACACAGAGGACCCAAGTAACCCCGGTCAATATATAGACTATAGTTTACCGGCAGGTACTAAAGTTAGTATGAAGCTGAGAGGATATAGAAGGGGTAATGAAGATAAGTTATTTGGGAATGTCCCTAAAAAAATATGGCAAGTAGACACCATCTTTACTGCTTCTCAGGAGTATAGTAACTTTAAATCTTGGTTTGAAGGAGACAATATTGCCGGTGCATTAAGTGGACTTGCAACCGATGAGGGGACGGGTGTCGATGGACCTAATTATAGTAACAACTATCAATCTGCAAGTAATAGACCTTGTAGTGTTGGTAATGTTTACACTAACTTTTATCAATCCGGAGGAAGAACATATTTTGTTTTTAAAGCAATGAAAGGGTATGGTGGAAGCAACAAAAATTCTAGAGCAAGAGTTGATATTGAAGTTATTCGTGCAAGTGGATTAACTGTTTTTGAAACACTACCCCAAGATGCATCACCGGATTTATGGTATGAGTCTTCAAAATCTTACCCTATTAATACCTCAACAGGAGAACACTTAGGTAATGTGCAGGACCAAGATATTGCAACCAATACACCTGCCTTAATTAAAACTGCATTTTTTAATTGTTATTCTTTTGGTAATGGAGTGGAAAGTTGGAAAATTCAAGACTCAATTATTGGTAAAGAATTAGTCTTAGGCAACAGAGCATTTACAACAACGGCTCAAGATTATAAAGAAGAACACAGGTTCGCAGACATTACATATAGTGGTGTCTATAATGCTGAATCAAACATAAATAAGCTTAACGAATTTAATGCAGGTCTTTTAAACTTTAAAGCTTTAGAGCAATCGTTTGGACCTGTTCAAAAATTATTTGCAAGAGAAACAGACATACTTACATTACAGGAGGATAAAATTTCTTATGTGTTGTCAGGTAAAAATTTACTATCTGATGCAGGTGGAGGTAATGCACTGACATCTGTACCTGAAGTATTGGGAACTCAGATAGCTAGAATAGAAGATTTTGGTATAAGTCATAACCCTGAAAGCTTTGCTATTTGGGGACCTGATAAATATTTTACTGACGGAAAGCGTGGGGTGGTTATACAACTCACAGGTTCTTCTGCACAAAACGAAAGGTTAAAAGTTATATCAGCAGATGGTATGAGACCTTGGTTTAGAGATTTGTTTAATGATAGTTTGTTTACCCAAAAGCTTGGTGGCTATGATACTTATATGAATGAGTATGTATTAGCTGCAAACTGCACACCTATTCCTCAGGAGATTGAGTGTACTGAGTGTGGTATTACACAACAGATTATTCTACAAAATCAAAAAGAGGTCTTTGAGTATTGTGTTGATGTTGGTGAAACCATAGGGCAAGTAGATATTGATTACAGTGTAAACAATTTAACCGGCACTTTTAAAATAGATGCTGAGTACGGTCTACAGAATGTAACTACAGGAAATGTAACTACAGGTGGCACCTTAAGTTTTAATAAGAATTTAATATTAAATCAAGAGGCGAATATAACACTACAGACAACAGGCTACGCTATTATTACATTGACGGTAAAGTGTCCTCAAGCAGATATAATTACAATTAGATTAGTACATTTAAATAGTTCAGCAGACACAGGTTTAAGTATTCACGATGAATATCGTTGGGTTGATGGTGTATTTATTTCTCCGCTTCAATCTGAAGAGGTTACAATGGTAAACGGTACATATCCAATTGTATCTTTATTTCAAGATATAACAGGTCCTCAAGGCGGTGGTGTTATACCAACAGATGGTTCTATTGTTTCTATGTTTTCTAATAGTATTGGCTCAGATGATTATGTGTTTAATCCTAATCAGGATGATTTTAAATACCTAAGAACTGACACTGTGTATAATAATAATTCAGCAGATATAATTGCTTTGTTATCCGCTTCAAGTCAAGCTACACCAATAAACCCACCGGCTAACGGTAATACTGCATATTATGCAGACTTTACAATGCCTAATACGGGACAATATTTATACTTAATTTGGGACTTCAGAACAAGCACCGCATTAGACTTGTGTTATGGTACAAGTCCAACAGAAGCTTGTTGTAGTTGTGAGGGTTCAGGACCGGGGTCTACAGTTTGGGGATTATCAGATTGTGTCACAGGTGACCTTGTAATTATAGAAGACCCTAACAATCTTTATAGTGTAAATGATGTGGTTCAATACCAAACTACTACGGGTGGAACAATTAAGTGTGGTGAAATATTAGCACCTTCAGTATTAACCCCTACCGGAACTTTATATGGTACAGGTGTATCTTATGTTTGTGGTGACACATTACATTGTAATATACCTGACCCAAGTGGTGCGGGTTGTACATCTTATACATTATCAACCTCTTCACCCCAAGCACAAAGTTTTTCATACACTGCGTGTGATGGAACTGCAGCAGGTGGAGCAATAGGAGGTGTAGGTGGATATGACCAAGAAACAATATGTGCTCAAACAGGCACCGTAGACCCGGGATTAAATTCAATAGGAACTAATGGGTCTTGTTAAAATATAAAATTAAATTATGGCTACATACTATTTAGACGGAACAACACTAACAAATTCAACATCTATATTTCAGGATGCGGGTTTGACTATTTGTGCAGCAGATGGTTTTTATTCAGATGGTGTTATTAGTAGAGAATTGTCAGGGTGTGTTTTACTACCCGGTCAAACTTGTGGTACTTGTGCTCAACCTTGTGATGGTACTATATCTGCAAATCAGAATCAGGGTGCCTTTATTTTAGATATCGACCTAGGAGGAACAAGTACTGATACAGGAGCGGCAATAATTACATTTAATCCTGCTAGTATACCTGATGGTATTATAGTAACTTATGATAGTTCAAGCTACAATAAATTGGTTTCACCTACCGAAGGTGTTTTACAAGCAAATAATGCGGGGGTTCCTGATGTAACTGTTCCAACATTTATTGGAAATACAGGTAATCAAGGTAACTGTAATGGAGGTAGTCCGGGTAGTATATTGGGTACTTACTCTTTAAATGAATCAGAATATCTAAATGGTCAATTTACTCCTACAGGAAATACACAAACAATTACTATTACTCCTACAGGTGCACAACTAACAGGTAATTCTCCCGGTAACTGTAAGATGGTTATACCAAAACCACAAGCATCCCCAAGTATTATGCAAATACAAGTATATGGTCCTTGTGGCTCAACTGCTTGGTCGTTGTCTGTTGATTGTCCAACTAAGCTAGATTCTTTTCAGGGAAGCGTAACACTTGGTGATGTACAATGTAATATAAATCCTTCCCAAACTTATTACCACGTTCCGGTAAACGGAACTGCAGCAAACCCCGCATTGTACGATATGATATTTATTGATATTGATGGTGTTACACCTGCTTCAGATGGGTTTATAAATTTAGTTGGCGAACCACATCCTTGGATTCAAATTCAAGATGGTGTTGTAATAAACACAGGAACTTGTGTTCCTAATGGATATAGACTACAAGAATGTTGTGACGGAGATTTATATATGGCATCAAATTCTACTTACGGAGGATTTGGTTTAGGTGATGTAGTTCAGTTTAAAGAAGGTGCTCAAGGTACAGGAGCAGAGAAATGTGCGACAGTAGTGGCTTTAATAAATAGTGCTACCTTTGATTCAGTAATTCAATCCGGTGTTGCTTACGCTTGTGATGACACTGTTCACTGTCCGGTTTGTCCTTAAAAAAATAAAATATGGCTTTACAAAATAATTGTACTTATACTATATCATACGACCCGGGAGTTCAGGGATTCCCATCGTTTTATTCATACCAACCTGATTATATGATGGGGATGAATAGTTATTTCTATACGTTTAAAAATGGAAATCTTTATCGTCATAACACCAATGAAACAAGGAATCAATACTATGGAGTAAACTACCCTAGTAAATTACAATCTGTATTTAATCAGCAGCCTTTAGAAAATAAATTATTTAAAACCTTAAATTTAGAGGGAGATGATAGTTGGTCAGCAGTTCTAACAAGTGACCAACAAGATACAGGGTTTATTGATGCTGATTGGTTTGAGTTAAAGGAGGGAGCATATTATGCATTTGTTAGAAACTCAGGACAGTCATCCAACTCACCTGCTAATATTAATCAATATGCTTTACGCTCATTAAATGGAATTGGTTCTTCTCAAGACATAACTGTAGCGGGTACCGAGACTACTGTTTCTTTTACTACAGGAGTTTATTTAGGAAACATTATTTCTGTAGGAGATATGGTTTACTTTGGTGCTCCAAATCCACAATTATTAGGTAGCGTTATCTCTATAGATGTTAACCTTCCTGCAGGAATAAACAATATTGTAATAGATAATACTGTAGGTGGAGCACAACCCGCACCATCAACAACTGAGTATATATTATATATTAAAAACTCTGTTGCAGAATCTCACGGTATTTTAGGACATTATGGTGTATTTACATTAACAAATAATAATACAAGTAAAATAGAGTTATTTTCAGTTGAGTCTGAAGTAATGAAATCATTCCCTTAAAATTAGTATCTTTGCTACAATATGGATGAAGTTCAAATAGTACAGTCTAATCCTGAATCTGTTTTGGAAACTATAAGTCAAAACAGAGGTGTATTATGGGAAAAGATAAATGAATTTAAGGGACAATTGCTTTCGATTGAAGAAACCGTAAAGCATCATACTCCTGAGATGCAAGAGGCTATGCCACTAAAACACCATATAAAAGATGGTATTTATACTAGAGAAATATTTATGCCAAAGGGGATGTTGGTTTTAAGCTTTATACATAAGGTGAATCATCCATCATTTTTTTTAAGTGGTGAGATGTCAATACTAACAGACAAGGCAGAAGTAAAAAGAATTAAAGCACCTATGGTGGTGCAAACAGAAATAGGCACACAGAGAGTCGCATATATGCACGAAGATTGCGTATGGGTCTGTACATATAGAACAGATGCCAAGACGGTAGAGGAAGCTGAAAAAGAATTATTTACCGAAGACTTTAACGAGTTGCCTGAATATGTAATAAAACAAAAAAAGAAATTATGTCAGCAGCAATAGCAGGATTAGCGATAGGAGCCGTTTCAACAGGTTTGTCGTTTGCTCAAGCAGGGCAACAGAAAAAGCTTCAAGCAAGAGCGGAAGCAGAAGCTGATGCAGCAATGGAAGCAGCAAGAGGAAAACTAGAGGTTAACTTCGCAGAACAAATGTCTATTAAAAAAGAAGCTTACGAACTAGAAAGGGAAGCTAATTTATCAGCAGGTGCTCAAGCTTTAGAAGCGGGAGTAGAAAGCGATAGAGGTGGTGCTGCTACCGCAGGAAGAGTTCTAGCCGCTCAACAACAAGGTCAAGCACAAACTCGTGCAGCAATGGGAGATGAACTAACTAATATTGAAGCCGCCATTGTAGAAGAAGATTCAAGACTTAGAGATTTAGATGTGGCTTTAGATTTAGAAGAAGTTGCGGGTAACCAACAAAAAGCAGCAGATGCTCAAAGAGCGGCTCAAGCTGCAACAAATCAAGGGATACAGGGTGCAATTTCTACCGTAGGTCAAGCAGTATCTATGGTTCCTTTATACAAGCAGAATTTGGCTGCACAAAAATCAGGACTTGCGGGTGCTCAAGCAGCAGGACAATTTGACGGTCAGACTGTAAAGGGTCCTGACAAAAATACTTTTTTTAACAAGGGACAACAAAAGTACACAGGTCAAGATATAGGTAAGATTGATTTCAACGCTATGAGCAATAGAGATTTAAGACAGTTCAAAAGAGCGGTTGGAAATGATGGTAGTTTATTTGGCAATAAAGCCTACACAGGTGCGTATAATGAATATATGACAGGACAAAGTTCTTTAGATTTCTTTAATTACCTTCCTCAAAATAATTAAAAAACAATATGGCAACAGCATATAAATACGTTGAAAGAAAAGCAGAGGACAATATAAATTGGGCAGAGGTAGGCTCCAATTTAACTAATACTCTTAAAGAAGAAAATAGAATTCGTGAGGAGAAAAAAGGTGCGATTGATGCAGCTACTCGTGAAATGCAAAAGGTATTAAATAATATACCTCTTGGAGAAAATACTCTATTAAATGAATTTGCTTTAAATGCCGGTGCTGATTTACAAGAGGTTATGCTTATGAACGAGACCCTTTTAAAGTCAGGACAATTAGACCCAAGACAATATACTATTACTAGACAAAACCTAGTTGACGGAACTGACCAAGCTTTTAGTTTGTTTGAAAATTATAATGCTGAGTACAAAAGAAAAATGGCTATGAATAACTCCCAACTTCCTGTTGGAGAACAAGCTTCAGAAATACAGAATTGGTCTATGGGATTAGTTGAAGGCTTTGGAAATTTCGAAGACAGTAAACTTATAATTAATCCTAATACAGGGATTATGTCTATGGCTAAAATGATACCTGACCCTAACAATCCAAATGGTCCAAGAATACCTGACAAAAATAACCTAATGACTGTTCAAAACTTAGAGAACAGAATTAAAGGAACTTATACCAAGTTTGATGTAATAGGTACAGTTGATGAATATGCCAAAACATTAGGTGTAGATAAAGAAGTTCAACGAAAAATGGGTGGATATAGAGCCAATGGTTTAGTAACCGAGGTTACAGATATTACAAAGAGAAAAGGCTTTGGTTCATTAGCAGACCTAACTGATAAACAAATTGCAGAAATTGCCAAAGAAGCAGGTATCAAACCTGAAGATGTAAAGGTTATGTCTATGTATGAAAAAGCAGAGGACAGTTTTGTTAAGAGTCAATTAGGTATTGGAGATAATTCTGCAGCATCAGTGCTTGTAGATTTCTTGCAAGGTGATGGATATACTCCAACAATGGACCCTACAGAGGCAGCAGCAGACCCTAAGAAAGTATTGATGAAAAACAACAACGGTAAGCTTGAAGCAGAACTTACTGATGAGCAACAGGCTAGAGCGGAAGAGGCAATGAAAATTCAGCTTCGTATGCAATTAGATAAAACAGAAGAATATAAAGCTGCACCTAAGGATTACAATGCTCCTACATATGCACCTGCAGATGTTAGAAAAGAAAAGAGAGATGATGAAGCTAAAGAAAATATTCAAAGAACTTGGAACTCTATTAAAGGTCAAACGGCTAAAGAAAGAGTTGCTTCTTTTGAATCTTTAATTGGTACCGAAGAAGGTAAAGCGGCAGGATTGATTGGTGTTAACCCATCAACTGATGGATTGTCTATAGAGTTTGTATATACTGACCCTGTTAAAAATAGAAGAATTGATTTCACTAAGGATATTAGTGATGAAGATTGGGCAATACTAGGTAATGAGATTACAGGTCTTGATGACCCTAAAAAAGCATTAAGTGCAGGAGGATTTGTTAAAGATGATAAGGGTAAGAGTAAGCCTCTTAACTTAGACTTCGGAGATTCAGGAGCAAACAGACAAGGTAACCAAGGAAGATTTGACTCAGAGGTGAGTACATTTATTAAAGCAGGATTCCCTAAAGCCTCAAACGGTGAGCCGTTCTTAGACCAAGAACAAGATGCGGTAGCAAAAGCTTTAAATGATAGATATTCTAAGTATGGTCTAGTAGCTAAAGCAACAGGTTATGGAGGTGGAGATAATACCCAAGTAACTATAGATGGTTGGAAAGGTAATGCAGAATATCCTGCGACATTTGATTTAGATTCAGATATTGATATAGATTCTAATGCATATGAAGAAGAACAAAGATTTGAGAAGTGGTTGACTTATGTATTAAAGCAAACTAAGCAAATAGGAACCCTAGCGAAAGACCAAAAGTTTACAGGTGGTCAAGGTAAGTATGGTCCTTGTGTTAATGGTAAGAAAGAAGAACTTTCAACAGGACTACAGGTCCCTTGCAAATAGAAAAGAACTATGGATGAAATTTTTTATGTAACACCCAATGGTTATAAGATTAGTCAACAAGAAGCACTAGAAAGATATGGTGATGAAGGGTTTGACCAACTTGTAAATGAAGGGCAGTTAACTGAATTTGTAGAAGAAGAAACACCTGAATTAAATTTTCAAGATGGTGGTCATTTTTATGAAACACCTAATGGTAAAGTTTACTCTGAAGGTGATTTGGTAAACCGCTATGGTGTAGAGGAATTTAAATCTTATGTTGAGCAAGGCTCCTTAAAAAAAAAAGATACTCCGGATTTCGTTTCAAGTTTTTCGGATGGCACATCAAGTGCTACAACTTCACCGTCTCCCGTTTCTGAGGAGGTTGATTACTTTCAAGGAACATTTGGTGATATACTAAGAGGTATAGATGCCATTAGTCCTGTAGGTGTAGGAGACTTTATTGATGATATGGCACGTTCAATTGATGCCGGTTTTCAAAATGGTCAGATTGCAGAAAGTGGTAACGATTTACTTATGGGTGGTACTTCTGCTACCTATGAAGATATACAGGAATTTATATCTAAAAGTCAAAAGGCTACTCAATTGGGTCCTTCTGATGAAATGCAAGATTATCAAAGGATTTATGAAGAAGAAGGCAAGGGTGTATGGGGAACAATAAAGGGACTCATATTAAACCCTAGTGTTATTCCTGAGGTATTAGCTAGTTCTTTTTCAGCTATGGCTAATGAAGATTCAGCAGCAGCAGGAGGTGCAGTTATTGCAGCAGGTACTGCTTATGGTGCAGGTGCAGGTGCGTTAGCGGGTGGTGTTGGTGCAGCACCGGGTGCAGTTGCAGGTGCCGCAGCTAGTTTACCTTATGCTTTTGCGGCAGCTAGTACAGTTTTAGAAACAGGTTTAACTTATGGAGAGTTATTAAAAGAAAGACTTGAAGTTCAAGGAAAAGAATTAACTGCAGATAACGTAAAAGAATTACTATCTAATGAAGAGGTTGTTGATGAACTAAGATTTGATGCTATCGCAAGAGGTTTAGCAATCGGTACTATAGATGCATTAACAGGTAGATTAGGTGGTAAGGTAGCAAAACCATTGCTTACTAAGGCGGGGTCTGCGGGAAGTAAATCTGCATCAAGAGCGTTAAAAAGAAAAGCAATTGGTCGTGCTATGGGAGTTGAATCAGTAGGTGGTTCTATTGGTGAAACTGCAGGTATTGCAGCTACTAATATATACGGTGAACAAGGACAAGAATTTGATACCGGTGAAATACTATTAGAAGGTATTGCTGAAGCACCGGGTTCTGTTAAGGATTTAATTTCAGTTAGATACCAAAATCCTAAATATAAAATTAACGGAAAGAAAGCTACTGTAGAAGAAATAGATAAAGTTATTGATGGTATGACTTATGAGCAATTAACCGCTCCTAATTTTAAAATACAAATAGACAATGACTTTGAAGGTAGAGCACAAAAATTACAAGATAAAATTTTAGCAGGTAGAACAAAGGAGTCTGTTATGGCTGCTAATCCTGATTTAAATGGACCAACTGTTGATGCTATTGTAGACCTAGAGAGACAGGTACAAGAACTTGAAGGACGAGTACTAGGTACAGTAACCGGTAAGAAAAAAATTGCAGACCTAAAAGCACAAATAGTAAACCTTCAGGAAAATCAATTAGCTGATGAAGCTGCTGCAGAAACAGAACAAGTAATATCAGAAGTAGCTGACAATGTTAAGGAGAGTATAGAAGAATATAATGCCTTATCTCCTGAAGATAAGTTAGAACTTCAAGATAGAGCCATCGACCAAATGCAAAATGAGATGGCTGAGAAGGGTATTAAAGAATACGAACTTACTTCAGAGATGGTTGATGAAAGAGCATCTCAAATATTAAAACAAGATATAGAAAATCTAGAAGGAAATTTAGAGGGTGAGACTAGATTTAGTATAGCCGAAGAAGGTGAGTCGGCATTCGTTGCTGACCCCGCAGACTCAGAAGCTATTACTGAAGAGATGAATCAAATGGATGAGGCTGAGGTAAACTTTACAACTCCTAAAGGTCAAACAACATCTCAAGTTAATCCTTTTGAGGCTAGTAATTCTTCTACAAATTTAAATGAAAACGAGGTTACCGACTTAGGTTTTGAATCACAAGACGATATGGTTGGTGGTATTGAAGAGTTTAATGGAATACCTATGATTACCGGTGTTTCAGATATCGCTGCAGGTGGAACAATAAAAGATTCCAAGGGTAACGATATGAATGCAAAAGGTGGTGTAATGTTTAATGCACTTGCTAAAGTTAAAGCGGCTTGGGCAGGAGTAAAAAGAGAAACATCTCAAGGTCAATATGATAACGCAGTTAAACTATACAAAAAAAATAAAGACTTGTTTGACAGATTGTGGGACGAGGGAAGACTACCAAAGGGACATATTCCAATGGCGATTATCCGTATGGGTAATGATGCTATCAATTCAAACGAACTTGTATTCAGGTATCTTGCACCCGAGATTAAAGAACAATCAACAGAAAACCAAACTGCCGCTTTAAATGAACTTGTGTCTGACTTAAAAAGAAAGAAAGGAAAGTTTGGAAACAACCCTAGACTTCTTCAATTTATAGCAGATAAAAACATAAAGACCTTAGGAGGTTTAATGGATGCGGTTGTTTCTGATGCAAATGCTAGAGCAAAGGGAGATGTAAATAACACTTTAACTCTTGATGAAAGAGCAGAATTATTCTACAACATAACCTCACCTGAAGGAGTTTCAACTCCAAACAAGACATTCTTAAAAGCACTATACAAAGGAACAACGGATAACTCAAATGTTTTTGCTTCAGATAATATTTATGCTGCAGTAGGTGAACCTTCTATGATGAAGGCAAACAAAGGAGACGTGGTTTCAATTGTAGGTGTAGATGTTTTGAATGGTGGTGTTATAGATATAGACCACCCTAACTATGGTTCAGGTCCAAAGGGTAGATTGATTAAGCTTATTAAAAATCCAACAAGCGGAATGGAAGTATTCCCTGAATGGAAAGCAAAATCAAATAGAGTATTTAAAAAGGATAAGGCAGGAAAGAGACCTTCAGATAAAAATGTTTCATCTCAAACTATGGGAACTGTAGCTAATGATAAAGCATTTCAGGGTGCATCAGTTCAAGCTGATGGCATAACTGATATGCAACAGTTAGCTGCCAAATTTAGATTTGCATTTCCGGGTGTAACTGTAGTGGCAACACAACAGGAGTTTGATGCTATGTTAAAAGAACCGGGTGTTAGAACTAAGGTTTCAAAAGGTAAGACCATTCTTGGTATGACCAAAGAAGGTAAGGTATTTTTAAATCCTGAACAAGCTTCATTAGGTACACCTATTCACGAGTTTGGACATATATGGATTGATTTCTTGAGGTCTAAGTCTAGTGGTAGAAAAGGAACTAAGCTTTTAGAGAAAGGATTAAAACTTGTAGAAGGAACTCCTGCATTAAAGGCAGCTATAGAAAAGTATGGGGATAATAAGTTAGCAAGAGAGGAAGCGTTAGTAGAGTTGATGGCTACAAAGGGTGAAACCATTATTAATGCAGCTAAGAAATCTAGATTTAAAGAGTGGATGAATGCCACTTTTAAATACATAAAAGAAAAATTCACAACACTTGCTGATGTAGACGAAAAGAAAATAGAAGCAATGTCTTTAGATGAGTTTATCAATGTAGGTCTTGCTGATTTATTTGCAGGTAAACCTGTAGATGCTAAGGCTAAAAAAGATAATAAGTTTGATGCCGCCAAGGAATCACAAGGTATGATGCCAAGGTTCTCCTTAGGAGATGATGTTGCTGCGTTTATAAAAGATGCAAGGGGACAGGGTATCTCAGAGGTTGCTATTAAAACTGTTTTAAATAGAAGAGGTGTTTCAATGCCTGACATAAAAGCAGCGTTTGAAAAAGCAGGACCTAAAGCTAATCAAAAATCTAAAGTCAGCGAGAAGTTTGCAAAAGGCTTTGATAGAGTGATGAGTGAAATAGATGGTATAGTTGAAAAGATTAAAGCTAGAAATACAAAAGAAAGCACAAGTCCAACTAAAATATTTAATGCAGCTTTAGAATATTTAAAAGGAACTAAGCTTTATAAAAACTCAACTGACGTTCAGAGAGAAAAGATGGTTCGTGATTTGAGAAAAAAGTTTGGGCAAAAAGATAAGAAGGCTCCGTCTGCTAAAAGATTATTATTTGGTAAGGTAGACCCTAAGAAAATTACGCTTACAGAAAAACAAGCATTAGCTGAACAGATTAAAGCTTTAAACCGTGGAGCAAAAAATGCAATACAAGCATTTGTCGAGGCAAGTAAGCAGTTGGCTGAACAGATAGGAGAGATGGCTCAGAAAGGAAAGATAACTCCTAAACAAGCTTCAGCTATAATTAAAAGATTTACAAAGGTTAATATGCTTAGTGATGCATCTATTGATAGCTTCGCTGAATATATGCGTAGAGTATTTAAGAACGCTAACTATGCAGAGGAAGTGGCAGTTGCTAACAAGCAACGCAAACAGGCTATTAAAAATGTAAGAACTAAGATAGGTATTGCCGATGCGGTCAATACTCAATTGAATAGAATATTCTCAATGAAGGCTTCATTGATTCCTGAATCAGTATTCCAAGAGTACATAGATTTAGTTGCAGAGTTTGGAGCAAGGAAAGCAATTTTAAATCCATCTGCAGTAGCTGAGGTTGAAAAAATTACAGAAAGAATATTAGAAGCGGTTGATGTAGAGTACTCTAAAGTTCCTGAACTGCAGGAAAAATATTCTGCATTTGAAAATAAAGTTGTTGATAAGGACGGTAAGATTGATTACGCTAAAACAATTAAGGCTATGCTTAATGATGGTATCATTGATGAGGTAGACTTAGAGGTAATGCAAAAGTATAAGAGTGAAATACTTCCTAAGAAAGAGAAGGTAGAAAAAACAGATGCAGAAATTGAAGCAGAAAGACAAGAAGTTTTAAAGAACATTAAAAAACTACCTGCCTTAAAGATATCTGAATTACCAAGTAAGTTTGAGAGAAAGGTAGCGGGTATGTTTGAAAGCCTGATAAACAATATCGAGGCTATAGAAAATCTTTCACTTGAAGATTTAAAACAAATTGATAAGCTATACAATAATATAAACAACGGATACACACCACATCTTGTTCAGGTAATGAACGAGAAAATGAACGCACAGTTGAATGGTAAGGAACTTGCAGGGGGAATATCAGGTTCTAAGATGCTTCCAATAACTAAGATGTATGCTAAGTTTAAAAGTATGCTAACTAGAAAGGGTGCTATCTCTGAAGCTATTAGGAGAAATCCTCTGTTTTATGTTGACCAAGTATTTGGAAATTTTAAAAGCAAACCTATTTTTAATAGTTTATTTAATGAATCTGCAAAGGCACAGGAGTTGTTTACATCTCAATTCAAAAGACTAAGAGGTAAGATAGATGCGGCAGAAGCGGCAGTTGCTAAATCATTTAAACAAAATCCAAATAAAACTTTAATGTCTAAGTTTAAGCAGATGGTTTATATGATTCAACTTGAACACGATTCCAACTTGGGTAACCCTGAGACAAGACATCAAGCTGCTGCATATGTTAAAAAGACTATAGAAGCTATTGACACAGACAAGACAACCTTCAGTCAGCAAGACTCTGAAATGTTGGCAGAGATTTTAGAAAAGTTTACTGATAAAGAAACAGGTGAAATCAACTTAGAGAAACTTTATAATAGTTTTAATGAAGCAGAAAAAAATTCTATTAAAACAATACAGGAAGTTAATTCTGAACTAGGACCAATGGCGGTTCAGACTGCATCTATTATTCGTGGTACAGGTATTAAACCAAGAAATAACTATGTTCATTTAAATGTAGTTAATGAAAAAGGACTTGACCCTAACAGTAGTGAATCATTTATAACACAGTATATGAATGGTATGAAGGGTTCAACAAAAGCAAAGTCTTTAATTAAAAGAGAGGGAGTTGTTTCGGCATTGAACTTTGATGTGTATGCTTCTGCAACAAGAGGAGCCAAAGGTGTGTTGTTAGATTTTCATATGACAGAACCTATTAGAACTGCAAGAAGAACTTTAAATGTAGCTGAGGCTAGACTTAAAGGTGATAAAGCAAGAATGGATTCTAAGGATAGAGAAAAATTCAACGCTATTAGAGATGCATATGAAGAGGTTGTAGAAAATCTTTTGACAACTGCGTATCAACAAACTACCATTGCAGAAGAAGCAATGAATTGGTTAAAGAAAAATGGATACCGTGCTATACTTGCAAGTAGTTCTAGATGGGTAGCTGAACTCACTTCGAATACTGCATTTGCATTGATTACTAATCCGGTTGCATTTGTAGCAGGTTCTAAGTTTGGTGTTAAGTTTTTAAATAGTGATGCCGCTCCAAAAGCAATGGAGAATCTAAAAAGTAAACAGACTAACCGTATTTATCCCAATGAAGATATGTCGGGTAGAATGATTGATACCAACATAATGAAAGAAGCAGAGGGTATCAAGGGTGGAAGAGCGAAGGGCAAGTATATGAATAAGCTTGTACAAATTTGGAATAGGTCAGGGAAAAAATATCAGAGCGGTGTAGCAACTTTAGCTGACGGATTAATATCTACCCCTGATAAGATTGTAATGAGACCAATGTGGTTTGGGTCTTTCGCATCTGAGTTTAAAAAGATAACAGGTATAGAACCTGATATGGATAAGATTGCAGCAAATGATTCTAAGTATATGGCAGATAACGCAGAAGCTTTAGCTAAGGCTACAGAGATAGCTGACGAAACTTCTGTTATGACAGGTTCAACTGCTAATCCATTTCTAGGAATATTAAAAGGAACAAGAAAGCCGGGAGACAGTGGATTTAAAACTGCCTTTAATGCGTTTAATTCTTTTATGACCACATTCTTAATATACGAATATGTAACTGCAAGAACAGGTATTGTTAATGCAATAGGAAGAGGTCACTTGAGTAAGAGAAAAGGAGCAGCATTACTTGCAGGTTCAACTACTCGTATGATTATGTACACTATGATGGCACAGGTATTGGGTGAGGCACTAGCAAGTATTGCAGGTGAAGAAGAAGAACCTAAAGACATCGAGAAGAAACTTGGTCAAGCAGTGGCTTCATCAATGTTAGGGTTGATTGTTGGTAGAGACTTTGGTAATGCAACTAAAGCAATACTTAATATGGGTATTGAAGAATTCAATAAAGAGTTCTTAGACTTTTTAAGGGATGGTGAGTATGATGTTTATAAAGACGGATTATCATATCAAGTTGTACCAAAAAGTAAAGACGGAAGAGGCTCTTCTCTTGGAGATATACTAACTAATATGGCTGCATCTTTAGGACCTGCGGTTAAGACTGCAGATTTTATTGTTAAGAAAGCTACATCTGCACCAAAGAAAACAGTTGAAGCACAAGAAAGACAGGCAGATGAATTAATGTATAGACTACCTCTTGAATTGCTAGGTAACTCAGGATTCATTCCTATGTATAAAGACGTAAGACGTTTAGTCTTAAGAAGTTTATATGGAGAGATGAATAAAAAACAAGCACAAGAAAGAAAAGCTGCGGCTATAGAAAAAGAAAAGCTTGGTAACTATAGTTCAAGAAGCGAAATGAAAAGATATAACTATAGGTTGTGGTATGATACCTTTGGTCCTAACTCTCCTGATTATGAATCTGAACAACAATTAAAGGAACAGAAAAGAAGAGAGGCTGAGTTAAAAAGATTACTGAAAGATAAAGAAATGAATTACACATCAGGTTCTTCATTTGGTTCAGGAAGCTTTGGAAGTGGTGATGGCTTTGGTAAAAAGAAAAGAAAGAAGAAAGGTAAAGATACCTTTGGTAGTCAAAAATTTGGAAACTAAATAAAAGATATGCCGTTTAAAAGTAAAGCACAAAGAAGATGGATGTATGCAAACAATCCTGAAATGGCTAAAGAATGGGAAGAGTATGGCGGTAGTAAGTATCTACCTGAAAGAGCCAAACCATTAAAAGCTAGGAGAAGACTTGTTAAGAAGAGAAAGTAAATCTTTTCCTTTCTTTATGTTTAAGTATCCTATTTCTTTAGATACAGTTTCACGTCTAGAAAAATCTGTCTGCTTAGGTAGGTCTCTATGTTCCCACTTTATTTTTATTCCTATTAAGTAAAATGCCCACACACCTTTAGGTGTAGAGTTAATGTAGATAGGTATTGTTCCCTCATCATTACACCTTTTTAAAATAGCATCGTATTTTCCTTTTTCAATTATGAGTTCATCATAATGTTTTCTCCTACACTTAAGTTCAATATGTGATTTGAATTTCTCAGAGTAACAATCATATCTAGATGTGGGATTGTCAGAAGAGATGAGGTCCGATATAAAATTATCTTTTATGAAATCAAATAGCTGCTGCTCATTAGCAAATTGAGAATAGTCATATGTCATCCTCAACTGAAGTAGAGATATCTTTAAGTATAGATATCAAGTTTTTTACTTGGGACTTTACTTCAGTGTACTCCCTGTCAACTAATGATTCGTATATCTCGGTGGCGGAGTCGTTGATTTGGTCCATCAGATAGTTGATGTGAGCAATACGTTCTTTATCGTATGCAGACCTTTCTCCTTGCATTTGCTATAGTCGTTCTTTTTCTCGTTGGTCCATTGTCGATAAAAACAATACACCCATAGAGTGGTTAATAGTTTTAATTGCTAAGTATATTTTCCTTGACATCTTTTTTACTTCGTACCTCTCTGACTTAGTACTGTCTGTTCCTAGATGACAGTATAGAGAGCAGTCCATTTTTAAAAGTTCGTCTTGCTTTCTTTTATCAGACCAAGTTTTATATCCTAAAACTTTTTCTATATCACTTGTCGTATACTCCATTGTAAAATTGATTCATCCTATGTGCTATCATCTCTTCAGTTCCCGGTCTTGTTCTTTCCTTTACTATCTTAACTAACTTAGTAATTTTATTAGACTCTTGCTCTAGTGATTCTAGCTTGGCGGTTAATTTACTTAGTCGTGAAGATAAATCTTTATTTTCAATTCTCAAAGAAATAAGTTCTTTTTTTAGTTCAATTTCTGACATATAATATACAGGGTTATATTCCTCTATAAATTCAGATTTTATTTTCTCGTAAGACCTGTGAAGACTAATGTCTGTTTTTAAATACCAAGGTATAGTTTTAAAGTAATGTAGAATGGTTGCGTGATTACAATTCATTGACCTAGCTATGATGCTACATCCCATACCACAATGTTTATGTAGTATGTATGCATAAATCATTTTAGCATTAACAACGTGACGTAATCTACTCTTATTATTTTTTACTTCTACTCCTAGAATTGTTTTTATAATCTCTCTTAAAAAATTTATCTCCTGTTCTTTCCTCATCAGTATTTCCATTTCTTGTTCCATCATAATATAATTGTTTGATTGTTTGATTGTTTGATATAAAATCTAAATAAGTATCTATATCTGTTTGATTAAGGTCTAATAAAATAGGTATCTCGTTTGGTTGGTTTAAGTATTCTACTATAAAAAATATAGGGTTTCTTTTTAATACAACTCCGGCAACTTCTTGTCCCCATCCACCACGTTCAGGAAGTTTTTCAATTACAGATAAACACTGACCTATAATAATCCCTGCATCATCTAATGGAAACTCAGATAGTTTTGAGTAGAAGTATTCATCTATCTCATAACCTATTTTATCCTCTATATACTTCAGTGCTAAAACCATACTCATCTAATTCTTTTAATCTGTATTCTTGTAGCTTAGAAACTTTACCCTTAGGTGTCTTAACTTCACTAAACAAAACATTAGCGTTAGGTGGTATTGCTAGGATATCCGGTATACCATTTTTGTTTGTCTTAATTAATTTTAAAACATAATAACCCTCTGCTTCTAGTTGTTTAATTCTTTTTGTTTGTATCTGTTGTTCAGTCATCCTTTGATTTTTCATAGTCTAACATAAAACCCATCGCTACTATTAGATTCATACTCAGTGATGACAAGACCTCAACTGTGTCGTGAAAGTTGTGAATCGACAAGTGAATGTGACCAACAACCCAAAAGGGTATTGCAAGGTTTTGACTAATCCATATCAATAAGAATCTTAAAAACCTCATACCGCTAAGATAATAAATCTCTTTTAAAGTGACTGACCGTGTAGTCTTTCTTCTTAGATACCGCTTTGTAAATATCTTTTTCAATTCCACCCTTAGCAAATATCCAATAAACATCTGATTCAAGTCTATCCTTTGTGGTCATCCTGTCTCTACTTTGCCAATAAGATGTAGCAGAAAAATCTATATTATAATATACAAGTGCATCTGCTTTTCGTAAGGATATACCCTCACGACCCGATACAATTTGTAAGGCTATAGACTTACTTGTGGTATCAAACTCGTCAAGTTCTGTACATAGTTGGTCTCCATAAATTTTCTTTAATGCATTTAACTCCTCTTTAAACTTATAGAATATTCCAATCTTTACATCTGCGAAGTTGTCGTGTATGAACTGTGCTTTTGAATAATCAATTATAGTTGAGTTACCTGACTCAAACTTAACAGTTCCTGAATACAACTGATGAAGCTTCATCATAAGCTTTACGGGTGTGTCTCCTAGTATAACCTCTTCCTTCCCTTGTACAACTCTATCTTTTTTTAATTGAGCCGTAAGCTTCTTTGTAATTGGCTCAACATCTACTTCAAGAATATGCTCACGAGTATCGACCTTGAACCCTGCTTCTTTTTGAGAATAAGATATTGTGTATGGTTTCATTTCATCAATAATAGTTTTTAGTCCATCGTGATAATCGTTTATGTAAAGAGAATTGATTTTTCTTTGCTTAACATTTACATACTGTTTAGAAAACTTATAAAAGTTTACATAGTCTTTAAATGGATTTCCCTTTACTCCATAAACCTGATGATACATTTGACTATATGATTCAGGAGTTGGTGTACCTGATAAGAGAATAACATTAGGGTTATTGTTTTTAATCAGCAATTCCTTTACCTGCTTTGCTCTTCTACTAGGCTTAGGGAAAGCACCCATACTGTGTGCTTCATCTAATATAATTAAATCAAACTCTCCTTCTACTTTATGCAATGACTCATAGTTTATAACCACAATATCAAAGTCCGGCTTTAGTGCTTGATAATCTTTTTCAATACTGCCAATAGCTTTTTTCTTGGTAACAAATAATACACTAGACTTATTCATTAACCTAGCTATACCTAAACTTGTTAGTGTCTTTCCTGTTCTTACTTCCATTGTAAGGTATAACATACCCTTCACAATTAAAATCTCTGAACCTTTTACAATAATTTTATTTTGATAATCTCTGAATTTAATTTTGGTTTGGTCTTTCATTTTGTTTTTATAGTATTCTAAACTATGTATTGCTCTCTTGTCTACCTCTTCGTCAACCTCGTACCTCCTTACTTCTATGAACTTTGCGTTCTTACCTCTACCTACCTTTTGTTTCTTTGTGGCAAACACGATACCGTGTAATAACTTAGCTTGATTATACATCATCTCATCAGAGAACCCCGTAACTCTATCCATTACTGATGGGTGTCTAGGTATGTTTTTATGGCTATACATTTTTTTGTTTCTCCTTGTTCTTTAAAATATTCTAACATCTTTATCACCTCTCTTTCGGTTGGGAATTGCTTCATCGGGTTTATAGCAAACATTATGTTTTGTTTCATAATATCTTCAACATCATACCCAAGTATAATAACTCTATAAGAATTGTTATAAGCTTCCCAAAGGTCTTCGTCTGTTATCATATATCTAATGTTGATTGTTCTTCTAGTTCGTGTTTCCTTCTTAATCTTATCCACCTTCCTTGTGGGTCTCTACCTTCTTCAGGCTGAATCCCTGTACTGTAAATTGCATAAGAAACTAACCATTTATAAAACCTAGTTCTAGATATTGTCATCTTTGCTTTAGGTCCATAGTCAGGATACTCACCTATAAACTCAAAATATAAATCTTGCTTTATTAATTTTACCCCAACACTAAGACTGTTATTCTTTTGGTTACCCTCTACTAACCCACACCACTCAATAAAATCGTGTGAAGTTTCCGCAGATAGCTGACGTATTTTAAGATTAACAAACTTACTTTTTACAAGACCTGTTGTTAGGTAGTCTTGTAAAGATGTTGTCATATAATTATCGAACCCACACCATTCATCCTCTGACCAATCTGCAAAGAAGTGCTTACCAAATTCATCAAGTGGTGTAAAGTTTTTATTATAATGTTGATGCAATTCTATTTCCCACTTTCTACGAGCAAAAGAATTTCCCGTTCCCTTGATTGCATAGTTAGTTGTTATTGATATTTTAGGAGACTTGCTGAATGGTATCTTTATTGCATCTTTGTTTTTCTTTTCTAGTGTCAAGCCTTCGGTTACAACACTGAATAGTCTTTCAAAATCAAAATGTTTTTTTACATCATCAAAACAAAGTAGTTGTGTGTCAGCAGAAACTAATTGATAAGGAAAAGATTTTTCAAAAGCAAAAGCTTTACCATCAATAACCACTAGCTTTTTCATTTGAGATAGTGCATTCATAAACAAACCTTTACCTGTTCCACCTTCAGGATTGTCAGATATAATTTCGTCATTAAGTATTACTGCAGGACAGTAGCTTAAATTTTTATATCCGTGCATCATAAAACCAATGGTAGACTCCATAGTTTTTACCCTCTCTTTATCACCTCCACAAATATTTTTTATAAAGGTTTTGTAGTCACAAGAGTTGTCATCACAAATCTGAAACTTCCTATCAATGATATGGTCCTTCCATACATACCCACCTAAATCTAAATAATCTATAGGTTCAATTAAATCCTTTGTAATTTTTACTGCACAGTTTTTATAGTATAAGTATGCGGCATCTTTACTGTCCTCAATAAAGTATACGTCAATAGTATTAAGCAGGGTTAAGAATTCATCTCTAAAGAATCTTACGTTATCAGCAAAGTAATTGTAAATAGATAAGTCATCAAGTTCAATCAGATACTTTAATACAAAATCTTTAATTTCTTTTTCAGTAGTATGGTCAATTAAATTGTTTGTTACTTTCACAAAGACATAGTTGCGACCACCCTCAGGATTAAATTTATAAAACCCATTATCTTCTAGGAACTTTTTAAAACTATAGTGTACCATTTTTATGGTACCCTTATCGTTCTTTTCCCAAAATGTTTGCTTTGAATTATCTTTTTCTATTCTTGAAATAATAGAATCTGCTACATCATTCTCAACACCTGAGTCAATTAGTTGAGAACGGACTTCTTTTTTTGGTGTTCCTTTTTTGAGTTTACCTTTTATTATTTCTAACTTCTCACTGTCTTCATAGTACTTTGTTCCGTGATTCATTGTATTTGAATAAGCAGAATCAATTGTTCTATTTATCTCTGACAGTGGAAAGCTTTTGGTTTCGTATTGATTTAAAACATAACCCGCTAGTGTTTTATTAATACCGTAATCATTAAAAGCCATAGCCAAAACAAATGCGTTTTGATTTCTTTGACCTTCACTCATTGGGTATTTTTTTGTCCACCATTTTACTAGAATATCTACAACCTTATTCTCGTCTGTAATAGGTATTGTTGGTTGGTCAATGTTGGCAGTAACCTCTCTGTATTCCGGCTCGGATATAGTGTCCCACACTTGTGAGTTTATATTTAAATGTAATAGTGGGTCATATGATTCATAACATACTCTTGATAAGTTCTTACAAGTCTTATCAAAGTACTGTGAATCAAAATATTTTTCTAATGAATTAAAGTATTTAATATGATTGTCTGCTATAGGTGGTATTTTAATTAGCACCTTAAGTCCATTTCCTGATGGTGAAACAAAAACAGAAAACACATAGTTGTCCTTACTAAACTTTTCTTTATCGGACAACATCTCTTTTCTTTTTGGATACCCATCAAAATCCAAACAGATATATCCACTATGTTCTGTTATTGCACTGTCATTACGCTTTACGAATACACCACTAAAACATATAGCGGGAAGTCTTTTCTTTAGTTCATTGCGTTCTGTTTTGTCTTTGGCACCACGAATATCTTTAACTAAGTTCTTTGTTGCACCATTCTTTATTCTCTCTAGGATTTCCCCCACCTCACGATGAAAAGGTGTCTCTGTTTCCTTTATATTTTTGAAGATTGTAACTCTTTGTGTCATTCCTGTGTCGGTTTTGTGTCGATTTAATGTTGATTTTGATTTTGTAATTGATTGATTATCAGTACTATGTCGATAATGTCGATTTTCTTCTCGTGTTATGTAAAGAAAAGAAAATTAAATGAAATAATATAATGTTAATAAAGTTTATTTTTATTGACATTCGACATTAAAGGGAAAAGAAAGGGAGACATAAGTCTCCCTCTTACTTTCCAACACAATGTATACTTAGAATGGTAAGTCTTCACCACTAGAAGTATCTGCTTGTGCTACAGGTTGTTGTTTTGGTTTTGCTTCCCAAGTATCCAACTCACAGTAGAAGTTACCTCCCTTTGCTCGTTTAATATCTAGGTTGACCCAACCGTTTTTAGCATTGCTTTTCAAAAATGCAATAGCTTCATCCACCTTGATTGATTGTCTACCGACAACAAAGTCAGGTGCGTTTTCGTTTCTCTTGAATGAGAAACCTTGTGCAAAGATTTTTTCGTTTTGCTCCATTGTTAATTGATTTTAATTGTTTGTTCCAAATTATTAATTATAGTGAGGATAAGTTCGTCTTTCTCCTCACGAGTCTTGCAGTCCATTGGAACTTTGAACCACTTAACCCGTTTATTTTTAATAAAATTAAAGAACATCTTGTATAAAATATTCATTAATGTCTTGCTCCGCTTGGTCAGAAAAAAATGTATTATAAACCTCAACGGCTTTTATAACTTTATCTCTTCCTCTCTCAACGAATTCTGCCGTTGGTTTAAAAATTCCTAGCATCTTAGTTCCCTTGTCAACCACATAGAATTCTAGAGGCTTACCAAAAAGTTCTTGATAAATAAAGCATTGACTGTCATAATTATATTTACGAGCCGACCACTTAAAGTCCTTTATATTTCCACTCGTTTTTAAATCAATTAGCTTGTCTGTACAAACTATATCTGCCTTCCCCTTCCATTGTAATCCAAAGAATTCTTTTACCGCAGGTACTTCATATTGTACACCTTCAGACCTTATACCTTCAAAGAAAGAATAGTTTTGCATCATAGCATCGACACAACTTCTAATCTCTTCTCCTTCTTTCTCAAGCATAATTATTCCATTCGTTGCGGTTTCTTTATATGCTTTGGTGTTTCTTGAAGAGACATCTACAAACTTTGTTTCCTTCGCTTTCTCAGGCTCTAAAATAAGTTGATGGAAGTATCTGCCTTTATGATAGTTTACATTATCATCTTGAGGTTGTCTGAATTCTTTTGGATTGCTTAACAAGGTACCAATATCTGAATTAGATAGGTACTGTTTACCGAATGAACCATAGTATTGTTCATCGTCTTTTAATTTTTCTAGTATGTCTTTCATTATACTAGATTTTTTATTTCGTTCTTAGCTTTAGCACTAAGCTTACAGTTCCCCGCTAGTTCTAACTTATCTACAAGCTTCTTATAACCTATCTGCTTATTCTCTTGAGCAAACTTCATAAGACCTTGCCATCTTGGTGAGTCAGTATCTAGTGTTTCTTTACTAACTGTTTTTGTTGCGGGTTTTTTTGCAGTTGCTTTAGGTTTAGTTACAACCTCTTCTACATCTGCTTCAGGTAAATCATCACCACTATAGATATAGATTCCCATCCCAAACATAGCTAAGTTCTTTACCAAACATCTCATAATAGTTTTGTTGATATCAAACATTGTTGCTTGTGCAACCTGCTTTTCTCCATATCTAGTTTGGTAGGAGTAGGGTTGCTTTTTCATTGCTTGGTTCTTGCCGTCCATAACGGGTAACCACATCTCTAATGTTTCACCTTCAATAGTTACCGCAGTGTGACACATAAACCCTAAGGCTTCGTCATAATCTGTTTCACCAATAAGGTATGTTGCATCAGGACATTGTTTCTTTACTTCGCTCCAAGCATATGCCCAAGACAGATACGTTAATCCGTTTTTCTTTTCTACTTTAGAGTTAACATTAATTGCGGATAATCTCTCGAAGACCGACTTGTTTTTTGCTACTGATTTAGTTGCCATAATTTTAATTGATTTAATTTATAATTGATTTCACTGTATTTGTTCATCACTCTTTTGCGAGAACCTTTTAAAATATCTATCTGCTTCTTACTCTTTCTAGAGTTCATTTCCTTATGGATTTTCTGCTCTATTATATCAAGCTTTAAACGATAGTTAGACAAAGATAAGACATAAACTCCATATCTCCATCCTTTTTCTAGAAAAACTTCAAGTTCCTCAGCATTTATTTCACGATAATAATCCCCTCCTCTTGTTGCGTTGATGAGTTCAATTTGATTTGTTTCATCATCCTTCACAATCTTTAATCCATACACCATTCTAGATTGATATCCTTTACCATCTAAAGAAATAGCATAAGTATCTTCTAGTGCTTGAACCCAAATATCTTCTAGGCTATACTTCATTCAATACACTATTAATAGTTTCTATATAATCCTTATCATTTTCTAGCTTAGTTTTAACCTGAGCAATACCGTGATGGATTGAACTATGGTTTATATCGTACCCACCGTCAGCCATATACTCTTGTATATAAACTAAACGCATTGGTCTTTTAGAACATAGGTAATAAAGTAAATGCCTAGCATCTACCACATCTCTACGTTTTGTTTTAGTAAATAAAGTTTCCTTATCTATATTAAATAAGTAACAAACTTTATCTACATACTGATTAAAAATTTTCGTCTTCATCATTTGATTTGATTTTAGTGACATCTTTAGCACCGAAGATTTCTCCCCAAGCTTCAAAGATATCGTTTAACACTTGCTTTGTTTGTTCGTTTGAATACTGTGCCTGTTGGTAAGTATCATCTAAGTAATCTCCAAAATTTTGAGATTCTTTTTCTCGTTCCTCTTGGAACACTTGCTTCATTTTTGACATATGATTTAATTTAAATTGATTGACTGCGAAGATACTAAATGTTTATTTCTTTTCCAAATTTTGTTCATCTTTTTTACACTGAACACGGTAAAGAATTAAATATCCGATGAGGTCTAATAGTGTATCTTCTGTTTTGTCGTTTAACCCCACCGTTTTTATTCTACTTAATTTATCATCTATCCTAGCTAAGATTCCTTCTTTGGCTGAGAGTTTAGAAAATATCTTAGGTGGTTTGTTTGCGGTATCACCGTAAGCTTTGTTCTTTTCTAGAAGTAACATCACCACTTCCCTACCTACTTCTTTTATTAAATCTTGTGTATTCATAATTCAGGATTAAATATTTCTTTACACATATAATTTTCAGCAGTAGATAGTTTTTTATATAGCTTCTTTTCTCCATCAAAATTTATATAGATAAACTCTTTGCTTTCACCTATATGAATTTCTTGGATAAAGTTAAAGCCAAGATAAACATATACAAACTTACAACCACCTTCAATTTGCGGTGGGTTTGCATACATACTTAAAAAATTTTTTGAACTCATCTTATTTCTCATCATACGAAACTCCTTTGCTCCGTATGTATCAGACTCCATAGCCTGTTGAACCTTTTGAATTTTACTTTTGTTGTCTACTCCTTCTTCAAGTTTCAACGATAGAAGATGCTCTCGCATCAGGTGTCTCATATTTTTCATTACGTTATTTCATTTCAGCTAATCCACACTCGATAACGTCTCCCACTAAAGGACGTCCATAGATTTTACTAGCTTGTTGGTTAAAGGGAAGTTTATGTATGAGTCCTTCTTCATTGCATATAAGGAGTTTGTCACCTTTCATATAAACAAACTCTACATACCCCTGAACTAGGTCTTGCATACTTTTTAGATTTGAAACATCTACATTAGGGATTATTTCCCCGCTTGATTTAATTAGTCTTGCCATTTGATTTAAATTTAATTGTACTAAAATAATAATTTTATTAGACTTATCCTATTTTTATGTCAGACATTTTTACATACCAATATCCATTGATAAGTTGTTTGTCTGTATCCTTCCAAGTTTTTTTAGGACGGTATTTTAGTGGTAGGTATCCACCTTCAATACATACTCTCATCCCTAACTTTAATGCTTCATCTATCTCATCGTGTGACTCAAGCATACTATCAGATTCATCTTCGTGTACTGCAAAAAGTTCGTGACTAAGCCATACTTCTTCTCTCTTCTTGTGTCCGTGTTTCATTTGTTCGGTTACATCTAGCCAAACAAAATGGTCATCTGTTATGTGTATCATTTTATTTTATTTATTTAATTAATATTATAAGTGTCCACCCTCATCATTTAATTGGTATCTCCATTCAGACTCAGATTCAGGTTCGTTCATACAGGAATTGTAGTGAGAGTTGGCATCAGAGTCAGTTCCAAAACCAAACTCATAAGATGCTTTACTCATTTCCTCATCTATTTTATCTGTATATAAGTCTTCATTCTCTATTAGAAAATCCTGAATAGATGCATACTTTCCATTGTCAAGTTTCCAATGGTCGTAGGCATCATCGTCTATCTCTATTTCTACTTCTGCGAATTTGTGGTACACACTTCTTTGTTGAATTTTTACTTTCATTTTGATTTTATTTTAATTATTAATATCTATTAAGCTACCATCCCAAGCTTCACCGTTTAGGTACCAAACTTTTTTGGATTGATTTATACTAACACCTTCAATAGCATTCAGCCTATCTTTAGTAGTGTTGGATTTCCAACCGCAATTTGTGATTGATAGTGTTCTTTCAGGGTCATTGTATCTGTATGCAATTTCGTTACCGAATAGTTTTAATACAGTTACATTTGGAAGTACAACAACTTCTGTGTTGTCTCTTTTAAACGGTTCAGCATTCATAAATTTTTGTGCTGAGTCATAAGATATTTTTCTCATTTGATTTGATTTTGATTGTGGCACTATTGCCTTCTACCACCAAAAGCCGACCACTATTTCAAGGTCAGCTTGGTGGGGTTGCTAGGTCAACCCTATTAATAATATAAACTAAAACATCCTAGCATCTAAGTTCAGTACAAATATAGTCTAAATATTTGACAATTCCAAATCTATACTGCACAACTTATTTTCTACTCTCTTCCAATAATTCAGGGTTGATTTCTTTTTATGACCTCTTCCCCCACCGTTCCATTTTCTTGCTACTACCTCACAGAATTCAAAGAAACTTAAGTCATCACAACACTCTGTTTGTTCTGCCATAATCTCAAACATCTCAATAGATTTTTCTCTACTATATCTATCTTGTAGTTTGTATTTTTTGTTTGCTTTATTTTTTCTTAGAACTCTATTAACTTCTCTAACCATAATTGGATGGATTTGAAGACAACCAACTGCCTTTCCATTGTCTCCAATTATTGAGTCATTACCTCTGCTCTCAACCCATATCATACTCTCAATAAAATCATCCCAATTCAACTCTCTGAACTGAGGTTGAGGTGGTATAGTTTCTAGGCTATCAATTACATTTTGAATAATCTCTTTTTGTTTTTGAACAGGTGTATGGTCTTGGTATCCAAAGATTAAACTCAATCCAAAGATTAAGTTTGAACCTAATAATATATTTAATAATTTAACTTTCATAGTCCTTGTCTTTTTTCGTCAGCTAAATCCTCTAAGTAGGATTCCCTTCTGCGTTCTTCATATTCCCAATCTTCCTCTATTTCACAAAAGTCTTGACAACTATTACAAACGTAAGGCTCTTCAGTTTCTATGTCATTCTCATAATCTATAGAGTTAACATAGTCAGCACCACAACAAGTACTTACATACTCACTGTATTCTGGTGCCTGTAATTTCCAATCATCGTAATTCATATAGTTTAATTTTTAGATTTGACTGCGGTAAATTTTTCTCTTTTAATCCAAGGATGGGTTCCTATATTTTTATTGTAGATTCTATCTATAGCTTCCCACTTGGTGTGGGCGGGGATAACCTGTATTAGTTTCCCCGCATATCTTACATTATAATAGCTTTGTCTTTCCATTATTTCTGCTTGTTAAATCTATCTGCCCACTCCTCCCAAGTATCTAACTTAAACTCGTTAGCATCTTTGTATGATAGCATTTCAAATTGAGTATCATCTTCTCTCCAAGCATTTATATTAAAATACATATAACTTCCTGAAGGAAAAGATAGCTTGATTTTATCAAGATTATCGTAGTACTTGCTTATGTTTTCTATGATTGCACTAGGATACTTTTGTTTTAATTGTGAAGTATATTTATTATAACACAACAACCTCTTGCTATAGATTAACATATTGTTTTCTGATTCCTCAGCCAACTCCTTAATCTTCTTAAGTAGTCCTTTAGCAGTATATCCTCGGCTTGTATCTGTGATACTCCAACATTCCATTTTGTTACCATACCTAGGTCCTCTTGAATAACTTGTATTCAGGTCCTTTAATCTAGGATTTGCTAATTTTATTTTTAGATGAGGTGTTTCGTCACTGTAACGATTTGATACATATGTCTTATATCTTATTTGTAATTTACTATAAGGCACATTAATGTAAACGGTATATTTTATATTGCCATCTATGATATAAAATGTTTCAGTTTCAGAACTAACTATGTAATTAATATCCTTAGATTCAAAGCCTCCTTCAATTAAAAGATTGTACAATGTTTTATCGTGTTCCACTTGCCCGTTGTTTGAGTTATAAATATTTTCGCAACGGTCTAAGTTCTTTTTATCTTTGATGGATTCTAAAAACTCTTTTGTGATTTCAGGCTTATCGGTATAGGACATATAGTTTAATGTCTTGACCTCTAAACTTTTTTCAACTCTTGATATCAACTCTAATATATCCTCTCTACCTTGCCAACCAAGTACATCGTCATTGGCTCCAATAAAAAACTTTCTAGTAAATTCTTTGTCACCGTCTTCATTGGTTTCAAATACTGCTACCTCAAAGCTACTATAGAACCTATCTTGGTCAGGCTTTAACCAAGAACTAATTTTACCATCGAAGCCTGTTGAGTAAAAGTTTTTACCTCCTACGATTGACAACTCATACTGAGCAATTTTTAGGGTGCCTCTTACACCTTCATCTGTTGCGGGATGCTTTTCAAATTTGATGTCATCCCAATTGTTTACTGTTTGCATTTTAATTTAATTTTAATTATTAATTATTACTACCACCAAATCCCCGCATTTATTTCAGTGCGAGGTTGGTGTTTTAGTGAGTTCTAACTAGCTCTTAATCTCTTTGAATACTAAGTATCCACTAACATACATTAAGAACGCTAAGAACAGAAATACAGGTGTCAAGGCTAATGATTTAATACCGTTGTTGGCAACGATGTCGACCACCATTCTAGCTACATTGGTATAAATAAATAATACTGCTAAAGTCATTAAAACTTTTCCTGTAATTGTGATAATTGATTTCATAATTTTTGATTTTGATTTATAAATTAATTAATAGTTTCTACCACCAAAACCCCGCTATTTTCATAGCGAGGCGGTTGGCGGTGGTGGTTGGTTTACTTCTGTATAAACTCTACTACCTTAGTTGCCTGTTGCATAGCGTAGACACATTCGCTTGGCTTGTCTGCAAGATGCTTACACCAACCCTTTATGTAGGCTTGAGAGTTTTCGTCATCGCTCTTTGGATTAAGTCCTAGCAACCCTACTAAATACATTGCACTAATCTCAGCAACCAACTCTTCCTTAGCGTAAGTATTGTCACCCCAATGTGCTACCTCAGTTAAAGACTTTCTGTTAAGTCTTGATTTGTGACCTGTACTGTGAGCGATTTCGTGAAACAAAACTTTGTAATAGCTATCAGAGTCAACAAACGTCTCTAGGTGTGGCATATTTACATAGTCTCTTGATGGTGAGTAATACGCTCCACTTTGACCGTGCTTAATCTCAAAACCGTTTTGATTTTCAACGTAGTTTTTTACTAAAGTTTCAGCTACCTCAACAGGCTCGTTTTGAACCTCCTCAATAACTTTCTCTGTTTGCATTGGCTCAATTCCTTCGCACTGAGCAATATTAAATACTCTGTAATATTTCACTGAGAAAGTCTTTCTGTACCTGTCTTTCCCATCAGCTAATTTCTCATTTGGATTAATATTTTTAACCTCCTTAGGACTTACAAACTTCCCTGTTTTATTATCAAAATATCCTATTTGCCAAAAGTAAACTTCAGTAGATTTTGAACCCTTAACAACCTTACCACCTTTTGCGGATACTTGTTTAAAAGTTAACCATTGGTTGAACTCATAACCTTCGGCTCTCATAACGCAGTTTAACATAAAGATATTGAACCCGTTGTAATAGCGTTTTGTAGCTAGATTAAATGGTGCGTTTTCCTGTCCACCTTTCCAAGGCTTGAACCAATTCATCCCTTCCTTTTCTAGTCCTTCAATTACTAGCTTATTTACTCTTTCGAAAATTTCGTTTTGCTTACTCATAATGTTTAATTTTAGTTTATTTAAATTATTAATATTTTACAAATCTAGTCTAAATCTATTTAACTCACAAGCATTTTTTAAATTATTTTCTAATTCTTTTTCATTTCTCTTTTAAACTACCTGATATTCAGAGAGTTACACAGGGTCTGATTACCTACAAATATTTATATACATTTCACTTCGGCACGGGGTAACGCTCTCTCTTTAAGTATCTATACTTTAAGTTTGAGCGGGGGAAGGGGGACACGGGTACGGGGGAAGGGGTCAACAGGGGTGACAAATCCGTGGAACGTGGGACGGGGGGACGGGGGTACAGGGGTTGACGGGTACAGGGCAACAGGTCAAAACAAAAAGCTAAAAAAATCAGAGCGGGTCAAACAAAAGCAAAACACTTTTTCTAAAAAAAATCGGTTTCGGTTTGGGGTCCGGTCAGCGTATATTATATATTACCCGTTGGTTACATATAACTGATAAAATATTTTTGTATATTTGTACAAAAGCATTAGATATGAAAATGAGATATCAAAGTATGGGAGGACTGCGTGTCAAAGACGGCAGACTTATAAACGATAGACCTGATGGAATCACAGGTATTGCACAAGCATCACAATTAAGGAAGTCATTTAGAAGAGCCAAGAAGGTTGATATGATGGCAGACGGTATTGAACTTGCTGAAGGCAGAAAGAACTTCTACAGATTGTAGTTGATTTTGATTTGATTGATTGATAGTAAAAGAGACGGCTGATTACCGTCTCTTTTTTTTGTACACCTACTAGGACTCGAACCTAGGACCTACTCATTAGAAGTGAGTTGTTCTATCCAACTGAACTATAGGTGCATTACTATGTCAGATTTTCGACATTACTATGTCGTTTTTGTGTCGGTTATTAGAAGTTAACTTATTGATAATCAATAGGATGTCGATAATGTCGATTTTAAAGTCAAATTCTCTTATTAAAATTTTACTACTACTACTACTACTACTACTACTATAGTAGAAATTATTTACGACATTCGACATATACAATTTAGACGAGAGTTATACAAGTTCATTTACCGGAAGTAATATTCCTTTAGAAGTATCACTGTCTCCACCAACCACATCTCTTTTAGTACCTAAATATTTTCTGCATTTTTGTTTTAATACCTCAGGCTTTATAATATGAAATGAGTCTTCAATAGCGAAACAATAGTAGTCAGCTAAACTTGTAGAGATACCACTAGGCTTTCCTCTACTTTCATATTCAACAAACACATTCCCTGTTTCCTTTGTTTTGAAATCAGTTTTTACTTCAATTGTTTTATAAGAGAACGCATCGTATAGTTCGTCTTCTTTTACTTTACCAAGCTTAAGGTCGTACTTAAAATCTGAGTTATGTTCCATAAGGCTAAGATAAAATAAATTTGTATCTTTGAGCAAACTTTAATTTAATTAAATATGTCAAACATAGGATATACTCCCAAGAACTTATTGTTCGATGAGGAGGGGAGAAAAAAATTATACAAAGGGATTGAAACATTATCCTCAGCAGTAAAGTCTACACTAGGACCTGCCGGTCAAACAGTATTGATTGAATCACCACAACACACCCACGGAATAACAGTAACAAAAGATGGAGTAACAGTTGCTAAAGCAGTTGCACTTATCGACCCCACTGAACACCTTGCGGTAAAGATGATGAAAGAAGCAGCCGAAAGAACTGCGACCTCAGCAGGAGACGGAACTACAACTGCAATTGTTCTCACTGAAGCTTTAGTCAAAGCAGGTGCAGAACTTATAACTGAAAATAAAACATCGGTATTAAGAGATTTAGTTTCATTAACCGAAACCATATGCAGTAACTTAAAAAAGAAATCGACAAGAGTTACACAAAAGAAACTAAAGGACGTTGCTACTATATCAGCAAACAATGACAAAGACTTGGGTACTATTATATCAGAGGTATACAAGAAGGTGGGTATAAACGGATTAGTTACTATTGATAGGTCTCAAACATCTGAGACATATTATGAATCTACAAATGGATTAAAGATTGAACGTGGATATGAATCACCATTGTTTGTAAACAATCAGAAGAAAGACGAGTGTGTACTAGAGGATTGCTATATTCTAGTTAGTGATGCACCAATTGAAAATTTACTACATATAGAAAATGTATTGAAGCCTGTTATACAAGATAACAAAAGACTTTTAATTATTGCACCAACCTCAGCGAATGTAACAAATACATTAGCGGCTAATGTAATGAAGAATGGTTTAAAGCTTTGTACTATTGGACCACCATCATTTGGTTATAAGCAACACGAACTTATGCAGGACATTGCATTAAGCGTGGGTGCTACTTACTATAGTGAAAAGACCGGTGATGATTTAAGCTTGATGACGTTAGATGATTTGGGTCACTGTGCTAAGGTGATAGTTGGTCGTGACTCAACCGTCATCATTAAAGATGAAGTTGAAGTAGAAGGATTAGATAAAAGAATAAAAGAACTAAAAGAAGCACACAAAAGAGAGTCAGATAAAAACAACGCAGAGTTTATACTATCAAGGATTGCAACACTTACAGGTGGTGTAGGAGTTATTTATGTTGGAGGTCAAACAGACTTAGAACAAAAAGAACTATACGATAGAGTTGATGATGCAGTATGTGCAGTACGTTCAGCACTAGAAGAGGGAATCCTACCCGGTGGTGGAGTAGCACTTTATAAAGAAGCCACTTATATTGAAGACGATAATAATAAAGTTGCCGGTAAAATTTTAGCGAGAGCACTTCGTGCTCCTTTGTTACAGATTTATTCCAATGCAGGTTTAGAGTTATCCGGTGACGAAGAGCACCATATTCAATTTGATGAAGGTAATGAAGGTATGAATATTAAGACGGGTGAATGGGGAGATATGTATAAGATGGGTGTGATTGACCCATTAAAGGTTACTAAGTCTGCATTACAAAATGCAGTATCTGTTGCAGTAACTATATTATCTACTAACGCTATAATAACTATGGCTAGAACTTACGAGGATAAAGATTAATTTAAAACCTTATACAATGAAACCAATAGGTAAATATATTTTAATTAAAGAAATTAAAGAAGAGGTTAAGACTGAATCAGGTCTATTACTTTCCGCAGAAGATACTAGCAACATTAGATATAAGAAAGGAAAAGTAATAGCACCCGGTACTGACGTTGTTGTTATTGATTCAGAAGATGTTATATACTATGACTCAAGAGCGGGTTATACAATGATAATTAAAGAAGAGACATATACGGTTATTTCTGAGAGGGATGTCGTTGTTGTCTTATAGCTTTGTTTAGTTTCTTTATGTAGTTTCTAAACACAGTATCCATATATCCTATGTTTTTTAGAAAGAGGGGGTTGTTAGATTTCGATTCGGGAATCTCTTCTCCCTCTAACTTTTTATATATAGATGTTATAACTCTAACTGCTTTGTAAGATAATTGGTATATAGCTTTTCTTTTACCGTTACGTTTTCTAAAAACTTCTATCCACCCTCTTTCCCTTAGACTCTCGAATCTATTCTTATCCCAACTTAGTAATTCGTTGAACTCATCAAAGTCATCTTTACTAAAGTATTTCTCAGACCTGAGAAACATAAGCATATCTAAATCAGCAGTTGTTAAGTCGTATTTAGACTTAATATAATATCGGACTACCTTCCAATATTTCAAGTAATCAGGCATTCAATTAAATTTAATATCTTTGTAGCAAAGATAATAATAAATATTTCGATATGAGTTGTGAAGGATTAACCGGACAGAAACTAAAAGATTGCAAAGCTAAAGCAAAAATAGATAAAGATGCTGAGTCTGATAAAAAGACCAACGCAGAAAAAGCAAAAGCAAGAGCAGAGAAACTAAAGAAGGCTACTACTGATTTAAGTACATTTAAAAATAAAGATGTAGTTAAGTGGGAAAAGAAACCAAATGGAGAGCGAAGAACTACAGGTGCAGGTAAATTAGCTTTTGGGGGAACAAGTCTAGGTAAGTCAAGAACTCGTATGGCAAGAAAGAAAAACGGAAAAAGTTATAGAGCATAGTTATGAGTAAAGCAAAACCATATTTCACACAAGCAAATAAGTCAATGAAAGGTAAACCGGAAAAGTACGGACTACCTTCTAATAAGCAGATAGCTAATAGTGTATACGCAAAATGCGGAAGTAAAAAGAAATAGATTATGCCAAAGGATGCTTGTTACAAAAAGGTAATGAAGAGTTACGGCAAGTGGTCGGCTCGTGCTGCACAAGCAACTGCTAAGTGCAGAAAGAAAAAGGGCAAGGTAAATAAATCTAAAGCAGGGTCTAATCTAAAAAGATGGACTGCCGAGAAGTGGATAGACACTAGAACAGGTAAGCCTTGTGGAACGGGAGGTAGAAGCGAATACTGCAGACCATCCAAAAGAGTATCATCAAAAACACCGGTAACAAAATCGGAAATGTCAAGAGGTACTTTGAAAAAGAAACAAGCTGAAAAAGCAAGGATAGGTAAGCAAGGTGCAGGTGGAAGAAAAGTTAAATCAGTTAGAAAAAAGAAATAATGAGTTGTAAAGGATTAACAGGAAGTGCTTTGATGGATTGCAAGGCAAGACAAAAAGCAACAGTAACTTCTGCTTCAGTAAAGAGGGAAAAGAATGGAAAGTTAAAAAGAAGTAGCCACTCTACTATTGAAAGCAGTAATCGTATATCTAAAAAAACAGTAAAGGGAGCGAAGGTAAAAAGAAAATCTGCTACTCTTCAAGATGATGGTAGTTTAGTTATCGCAACAAATAGTTCTTCTAATCCTGTAGGGAAAACAAGGAAAATAAGAAATAAAAAACGAGCAGCAAAAAAATTAGCTAATATGACTGAAAGGTTTAATAAGCAGCAAAATCGTTTTAATAAGAAAGCAACATCATAATGGCGGTAAGCAAAAAGAATATGAAGTGTAACTCGGTGAGACCGAGTACAAGACCGGGCAAAAAGAAAATGGTTAAAGCCTGTGAAGGTGGAAAAGAAAAACTAATT